TGCTCTGGCAGGTGTATTCGGACTAAATTCCTGCATGAAATAGACCATGAGAGCAGGCAGTTTTTATCAGAACTATCGGGAGGTACGCCTCCTGGTAGTTCATTGCAGCGCCACGCGCTATGACCGGAATTTCTCCGTAGAGGCTCTCCGCCGCTGCCATCTGGCAAGAGGTTTCGCAAGCATCGGTTATCATTTCTACATCACCCGTGATGGAGAAGTACACATTTGTCGTCCGGTTCACCAGATTGGGGCGCATGCCACAGGCTGGAACGACCGGAGCATCGGCATCTGCTATGAAGGAGGATTGAACGAACGCGGACAGCCGGCCGACACAAGGACGTATGCCCAGAAATGCTCTTTACTCGACCTGCTGCGACAACTGAAAACAGATTATCCGCAAGCGGAAATACTGGGACATTACCAGCTCAGCAGCTCCATACACAAGGCATGCCCGTGTTTTGACGCAAGAGAACAGTACCGGGAGCTTTAATCTTCAATGCCATCAGTCGACATACTCCCACGGATAGGGGTTGTCTTCTATGTTTTGAAGCTCATCGATAGCTTCCTGTTGTTCACTTGTTAAATTGGCACGATTCCAAGTATCAATGATCGCATGTGCCTGTGCTGACAGTTCGTCTTCATAGACCTCACCATAACAGTAGGTCAGGAGACGTACTTTCAGTAGGGAAGCCGGCAGGTCGGGAATCACCTCAAAACAACGGTCGAGAATGTTCTGAACATATTGCTGTTTATGACCGTTATCATACACCGTAGCATTAAAAGCAACCAAAAGTCCCAGACAAAGTTCTGCTTCCGATTCCAATGTATCACCATGAGTATCATACAGACGAAGAGCCTGTTCGTATACCTCGCGATTCAAACGCGTGAAATGATCCACATAAATGGAATTGCCGTCCAAGCCAAGCGTCAGAAGGCTATGGGCAAGCGAAAACAAGGATGAAACGTGATCAGACATGTATGTTTATGAATTATGAATTATAAATTACAAGTTATGAATGGCGCCACTGACGGTTAATCGGCAATAGGCTCAACAAGGGAAGGATGAATAAAAGTGGTGGCGATTGCCATAACACCTTCTATATTGACCACTACACGACGGTCGTGGCGGATACGGACAAATTCACCGATGACACCTTCGAACACACCTCCGGTAATACGTACTTTCTGTCCTTTTGCCAGATGAAGCTCGGCGGGTTCCACATAAAGAACGGATTCGTCATAGCTTCCGGCAACAAGAATGAAGCTGCGCATCTGTATGTCCGGAATGATAATAGGACGTCTAAGTTCACGATCCATGATATAACGCATGGGAATGTTCATGCCGGGTTTATCTTTCAAGGCGTCTATGCACTTACGGGTGGAATGTATAAAGACGAGGTTATGAACAGCGGGAACAAGTTTACGTATACGCCTGCCGTTTTTCTCCGCATATTCATAGTGCATCGGAATAAAGCTTTCTATCCCCTCTTTGTCCAAAAGAGCTTTTAGTGCCAATTCACGACTATATGTGACACGCAAAGCAAACCAATGTTTTTTTATCGATATACCATTCATTATCAGCAGATAATTGTCACTCGGCAATGATTAGTCATTTACTCTGGAAAAGATATTCTTTGGGGACACCGGAGTAGCGGAATACCTCCCGGTTAAGTTATGTAATGCCATTACTTTCAGCAATTTATACTGCATCCACGTTATTTCACGACTCTCCACCATCACGGAAAGAAAAGCTAAGAAATAGTTATGTAAGTAGCTAACATATACTAACTACTTGATTTCCAACGAGAGCGGCAAACGAGGCTCGAACTCGCGACCCTCAGCTTGGGAAGCTGCAAAAACAACCTCATATCCGCCTGTATATCAACAACATATAATATATATATTTGTAATTTGACTTATATTTAGACTTACTTTCTAAGATCTAAAATCTTTCCTTTTCCCTTGAAATAACAAAAGACTAACCAACTATCATACAAAATGCCTTCTGATCAGTATATGTCCACCTATATCAGTGAAGTAAAACAAGAAAATAAGTAATTATCAAATATACGTGCAAAGATAGCAATAATATCAGATACCGCAATCCATTTCAGTAGATTTTTTATAAAATGTCCATTTCTATTGTTGAAATGAGGTAAACCGAACCTATAAAATCGGTAGTTGATCTTTGACGTATTGGATTTACCGCTTAATGTTATACAACATACAAATATTTGTAGCATCCTCTTTGTTAGTACAAATATTTGTAGTATATTTGCATCATAAGAAATAAAGCAATAAACAATATGAGCAAGTATTACCAAATAAACGGATTAAAAATAAGAGTTTCAGATCATGAACCGAATACCTCTCTTAGAGGTTCAAATGACATCTACCTTTATATAAGGTCTGCATGTAATGAGCTTCTTTCTATTGAAAGCCAAATAGAGGCTGTGTGTGAGAAAAGGGGATATGAAATTTCTGACTTTCAAGAAGTAATAAACGATTGGAAAGATGGTACTTATGATATGCATGCTTTCGAGAATGCTAATGAAGAAGTGGATGATGATTCTCCCTGTAAAGTTGTTCCTGACCTGATTGCTCAGTACCGTACAAGCAACGATGAAAAATTGAAGGAATATTCGTTGTCACGGTTTGCCAAGTATTCTGAAGTTAAAGCCTTGTCTGAAAAGACTGGAGTGTCCCAAAGTTATATAAAGAAATACTTTAATATTAAGTGATATGGATAAACAAAATTACAGAGAAGTCTTAGGGCAAGCATTGCAAGCATTTAGAGAATCAAAAGGTCTATCGAGGTATGCAGTGGCACAAAAAGGACAAATAAGAATAGAACAAGTTAAAGCCGTAGAAGAAGGAATAACAAACTATACGATAGATGTCTTTTTAGGTTATATCTGTGGGGCTGACTTGTTCATGTATTTTGCAGAGAAAGATAAAAAAGAAGGGATTGATTTTAAAGAGATGCTGGAAAAAGGGAAGGAAAATCTACCTAAACAAGTTTAACTAACATAAGGCGGTAAGTTAAACACTCACTCCGCCTTTTTGTGTCCGGACGATATCCAAGTTCGGGCACTTTTTATTTAACTAATAACCATTGTTTAAATGGAGATTCTTTAATCGATCGTTACCATATATCGCTCCTTCTCGGAAGAACTCATTAAGACTTCCATATGTTAGTCACATGATTGTTTCTTCTTGGAAGGAGCGATATAAAGTGCTGCGGATTTGGTATTATGGATTCTATTATTTCTTCTTTGGAAACATTTCTATGATTTTCCCCTTCTTGTGGTCAGATTTTACTGTTGGACACTCAGTGCCTCTTTTTTTGATCGGGCACAATAAACAACTACCACGTCCTGCGCAATAAGCCATACAGTTATGGTAAGTCTCCGTAAGGATTTGGTTAGTCTCTTGAAGCTCTAAGCGTGCGAGTTTCAAGTCATCAATTAGCTCTACTAGCATTGTCTCGTACTGATTTATAGGCTCACATAAGTTTGTGGTCAAGACTCTACTAACATCCTTAAGGTTGCTTTTGTTTACTAATAAATCGTCTTTTTAATCATGGTTCTTACATTTAGTTTTTTTTTGGTTATTAATCATTAATTATTGATTATTCTCAACTATTTAAGTTGTATTATGTAATCAAAAAGCCCAATTATAATTTTTACTAAGATTCTCCACTTTCTTATCTACTTTATCACCAAGAACCTTAATTTCCTCAAGTCACGTTATGTTATCCCCGTTTCTTTTCTCTCAATTGCTGCAATCTCTCAACCTCATTCTTCAGAATATGAATTCTTTCATTTGCCAGGATAAGCTGCTGACGAAACATCCTGTTGTTTGCCATTATTTCATTGAAGAATTCTTCTATTGGCATATCCAGTATGGTTAAGCCTGAATCTCCTTTGATAACCACAGGAGTATTATCTTCTACCATTTCACTCTTATACATCTCACCTTTTCCACGAAGAAGCCATTTAGCACTTTCCGGTGATGGCATTCCTTCCACTTCTTCCTTTGATAATAACTCAGGCGATTCACTGTTCAGGAACATATTGCCTTTACCGGTAAGGATGTAGTTGGCGTTGACTTGATATATTTGACAAAACTCTTGTAGCGTATTCATAGATACACCACATATCCCACGTCTAATTTTAGACATGGTAGCTTTAGATAAATTTTCTAAAGTATTCCATACCTTGTAATCGGTAAGTCCCAACTTTTCTATCGTTTCTAAAAAACGATAAGTGTAATCGTTAAATGCTTCAGTATTAATGCTACCTTCATTAGTATTTTCTTCATTCTCATTTTTAGAGAAAGGTTGTCCTTCTCCCGTAATAAGCCATGCCCTACTATATTCAGGAAATACAGCCAAAATCTTATCTGCGTAATTAACGCTTATCGCTTTTATTTTCCCATCACGAATATCATACAATGGCTGTGCCCTTTTAATTCCCATCAACTGAGATAATTTAGAAAGAGTTATCTTCTCATTCTCAGTGATAAATTCTAATATTTCCTTACTACTCATCATAATAATACTGTATTTATTTGAAGATACAGTATTTTACTGTATCTTTGCATTCGTAACAAGTGCAAGTCGTTACCTAACATGATTAAACATTCTCCTTTCGGAGTTTATATATGATTGCCTCGTAGTAGCTTGCACCTATTACGGGGCTTTCTATTTAAAGCCAGTTGTACAATCGGCGGTAGGCTGCATAAGCAGAGAGACAGAGGGTTGTGCTCCTAAAACTCGATACTGCGTGGGTGTGAGAAATCGAGAGGCGAACGAAACCGGAGTGCCTTCACAGCGACAAGTAAGCGAAAAGTCCGGGAAGATGGTGACTTGTTAATGCCATCCAGCTAAAAACGGCATACTTTATACGAGCGATGACTGTTTGAATGCTGCTAATAGCCAAGAGGCATAAAACCCTCTAAAGGGCAAACTATGCAGCATTCAGCACCTTAACCGAGTGAGACGTTTACTTGATAATTACTTGATTAAATAACAATATACATAATAATGATAATAAACTTAATGAATATATATTATGAATTACAAAGATTTTAAAGACCCCTTAAATATTGAGGTGGCAAAGAGAATGAGACATGCAGCGGAAAAGCATTATCTGCAATGGTCAGCAAGTTTTCCAAATGGTTTAGAAGACAGTCTCAAATTTCTTAAATCCCTTTCTTCTCAAATCGCACAAGGAGAAATAACCTTTTCGGAAGAATATAAAGATACTCCATCTGCTTTAAAGGCTAATATGTCAATGTACGCATCTGAGCTAATGAGAATTGCTGCACTCCTTGAGTTTCTCATTATTGAGGCAGAAGAGATTGACGAATAGCCAAACCGATTGTAAACATTTCAAAGAACGAATTATGAAAGAAGAAATATTAGATTCATATACAAACTGTTTTTATTCACCGAATAATTTCAATCTTTTACCTCCATCTTCGTTACAAGAGAAAGAAGGTTGTCTGTATTATGTATATCATGGTTCTTTCGGAATAAAAAAATCAATTCTATTAAGGAGTTCTTCTGAACTTGAGTTAATAAAATCTTGTTGGGGTCAGACACGGAAGATATGATTGTATTTATCATTGCGTTTGCCCCATTGATATCATTAATTCTCTCCTGATGGACTATTGTTGATATGGAGTGAAGCAAATATTTGAATACAGCTATTCTATCATTTGTTTCTAATCCTCTATCTAAATAATACTGCGATAAAGACATTTGTATTTCTACACTATTTCTTTCCGATCTAATATAATTTTCCATATTCATATTTAATACATCATCCTTTATTTTTCGTATATCTATTACGGAAAATATCTGCCACCCGATAAGCACCGTCACCAGCAACGCCAATATCCCAACTATTATCCCTTGGTAGTCTAGACCCAATTCAGAAGTATTCGGGCACACCCGGCAAATGGCTATAATGGATATTATAGTGGATATTACAGATAATATCAGTATTACTATGTTTCTATATTTTTTCATATCTATTTAATAATCAATCAATTATATAAAATATGTTTTATAACATACAGCAAAACACTGCATATCCCTTGTTGATACAGTATTTTACTGTATCTTTGCACTGTTGTTAATCAACAACGTTACTTTTTTAAAGTAAATACAAAGATAATTAAATAAATAAAGAAAGCAAATATGAAGTACGATTTATCAGACATAATGAAAAAAGCTCATAACTTCTGTAAGACAGGTAAATATACTTGGTCTGAGTGCTTGAAAAAGTCTTGGAAAATGGCAAAGTTTTCAGTGTGGGTAAGGGAGCGGAAAGAAGGTGTTTCTACCGACTATAAGGCAGAAGCTGATAAAAAATACCTTAATCAGATAAACAGTCAACATGGAGAATACAAGCCAGCTAAAAGAAGTTCATATGACAGCTTTAATGCTCCAATATCCGCTTACTATACAAATAACAACAGAGGACGTTTCGGTTCTTGTTTTGTGGGAGATTGATTAATTATTAAACAAATACTATATGGAAAGTAAACAAACAATAGCAGTAAAGATAATCTCACCTGCAGCTACTTTAAAAAGCATATCTGTTGGTGAAACCAGAGTCATAAGAAGTAGAGATATAAAAGAGAATATTGTCCGTTCTACTGCCAGCAGATTGGCAAAACACGGATATACATTCTATACACGCGTGTGTCCAGAAGGAGTTTCAGTAACAAGAACCCAATAACATTATAATCAGTATAGCCATGATCTATTCATTGCCAAGCGAAATAAGGTTGTTTGTGATTTTCTTTCCAAGAATAATACAATAATTAAATAGCCATGTCACGTACAAAGAATTTAGGAAGAGTAACACCGCTTGAAAAAGTATGGCTCAGCAAAGCAGAGCTTGCCGCATACTTAGGAGTGTCAGAACGATATGTATTGGAAAACATCAATACAAATCCGAAAGTCAACATATATAGGCTATCTAATAAGGCCTATATCTATGACCGTCAAAATATAGATGATCTAATCCGGTCTTCCAAGATATAGAGTTTTTAATGGCAAAAGCCATATCATATATGAAAGCAAGAGATTACAGACTGGTAGTATATGGCAAGTATAACATGAAAGCCATCATGCAGAGAGCTTGGGCTTACATGAAGCAGAACAAAGATTTAACATGGTATTCTTTTGCTGTGGCTTTGAAAGATGCTTGGGTGGATGCAAGTCTGAAAATGGACGAGTATAAGGCACAGACAAATCCTGTTTATACCGACTATCCGAAGCCTGCCAACGATTTTAGACAAGCTTTGATAGACTTGAATCCTACATTGAGATGCTACGATAGTAGTTGGAGATAACAATTAACCTCATACGATTATGATAGAGATAGTAACAGTATTAGTAAGCCTGTACGCAGGGTATAGGCTATTCAGAAAGAAAGGTGAGAAATTCTTCTACCAGAATTAACCACACGATTATATCACGTACAACAGCCTGTGTAGACGTAGAGAATATTCCACACAGGTACTATTGATTAGCTCTTTGACTTTTTGAAGAAACAAATACGAAACAAGGATTATCCATAGCAGAAATGCGGAGACTGGATAAACGGCTTGAAGTAGTCTTATTATTGTTTTGGTGGTCTGAAAATTCCTCTATCAGTAAGCATGCAAGGTTTGGGGCTTGCAACGCCATCAAAATGATTTATATAAATAAGCGTCCAATATAGTCCTTAATTGGTATAAAGTAAATGGCGGTGAAGGGCGACCATACCACGCTTATCAAAACATCTCCCCTCCCGTCAAATTCGGGCATGCTGAAAGGCTAAACACGTATTGTTGCGTTGAGGGTGAGCCAATATTTATTAATCTTTAAATATATAGAATTATGATTGGAAAGAAAGTTATTATTAGAGCAGACAGAGCGGGCGTATTTTACGGAGTATTGAAAGAAAAAAATGGCAGTGAGGTTACATTGACAGACTGCCGAAGATTGTGGTGTTGGCATGGGGCTGCATCTATCAGCCAATTAGCAGTAGAAGGTACAAAGAGACCTAATGATTGCAGATTTACATTGGTTGTACCGATAATCTCAATTTTGGGTGTTATAGAAATAATTCCTTGTTCAGATGAAGCGATAAAATCCATTGAGGAGGTAGCCGTATGGAAGAACAGATAAAAAAGTTCCTTAATATATGCTCTGGCTATGGCGATGGCTCTGGCGATGGCTCTGGCTATGGCTCTGGCTCTGGCTCTGGCTCTGGCTATGGCTATGGCTCTGGCTCTGGCTATGGCGATGGCTATGGCGATGGCTATGGCGATGGCTATGGCGATGGCTATGGCGATGGCTCTGGCGATGGCTATGGCGATGGCTCTGGCGATGGCTATGGCGATGGCGATGGCTCTGGCGATGGCTATGGCGATGGCGATGGAATTAAAACATTCAATGGAGACAAAGTGTATATCATAGATGATATTCCTACAATTATCAAGCATGTTCATGACAATGTTGCTAAAGGATATATACTTAACAGTGACTTTACGTTGACTGAAACATTTGTTGCCAGAGAGAATAATAAATTCGCTCATGGAGAAACATTGCACGATGCATTTGATTCACTTCAAGAAAAATTATATGACGATTCAACCGAGGAAGAAAGGTTAGAGGCTTTTAAAAAGCATTTTCCAGACTTTACTAAAAAGGTATCGGCTAAAGAATTATTTCATTGGCATCATGTGCTGACCGGTTCGTGCAAGCAAGGAAGAATGTCATTCTGCGCTAATAATGGTATAGACATTGATAAGGATGCTTATACTGTACATGAGTTTATAGGATTAACTCAAGATTCGTATGGCGGTGATATAATCAGAAAATTGAAGTGATTATATAATTATCCCGTGGCTTACCTATCCTTAGTGTAAGTAGTAAGGCAACCATCGGAACGCTCACGGGAACACCAATGATTGAATCATTGCATAAAGTTTAGGTTGTGTGTCCGGTCGGTTTGTGAAGATAGACCGGACTATTTTTTAGTATATCAATTATAAAAAATATAATATTATGAGAAAGAAAAAAGTAAAAGTCAAGTATAAGGCTCCCGGATTTGAAAACAAAATCGGGACAATATACAGCATTAACGGTGATAGAATAATGATAGAGTTTGGTAAACATGACTTTATCGAAGTTTATAGAGACGAAATTATATTTATATGAGAAAGATAAACTCCTGGACGGTGTTATTTACCTTCTGCCTATTGTGTATGGTTGTATTGCTGGTAAGGTCAGTAACGATAACCAATGTTGGGCAAGTATTCCCGGCATTCATGTTCTCCCTTATGGCATTACTTTCATGCTTGGGAATATACGTCACCTACAATGAATGATTACACTTAGAATCAGTTATGTATTAGTATTATCGTACCGTCCAATCTGTGAAGACGGGCGGTATATCCGGGAGATTAGCTCAGTAAGGCAGAGCGGTGCAATCAATGTTTTCAGTAGTTTGCCATTTGTTTACATTGCACAGGTCACGGTGTTCAAATCCCGTATCTTCCACATTAAAAACAATCAAAAACAATTATTATGGAAAGTAATCCTAACTTATGTTTATACGAACGTATCAGACAGGTCCCAGAAGAAGCCGTAAAGACTATTGCCGCAGGGAGGCTAAAGGGCATGTATGATATAAACCCCATGTGGCGTATAAAAAGACTTACTGAAGAATTTGGCATATGCGGTTTTGGATGGAAGTATGAAATCATAAGAATGTGGAATGAAAATGGTGGAAATGGTGTAATATCCAGTTTTGTTCACATAAACCTCTTTGTCAAAATGGACGGTGAATGGAGTGAAGCCATTCAAGGGATTGGCGGTTCTTCGTTCGTCACGAACGAAAAAAATGGGCTTTATACATCAGATGAATGTTATAAAATGGCATTGACCGATGCCATATCCGTAGCTTGCAAAGCATTGGGAATGGGTGCGGATGTATACTGGGAAAAAGACAGCACCAAATATAACCAGCCCAACGGGCAACCAACTCCGCCAATAGACAATCGGAAAGTATTAAACAGAGATCAGTTTGCCAACGATAAACTGATGGAATGGATATATAAGTACCTCACAAAAGCCAGAGAAGAAGGGAAAAGGCTTTCGCTTGTCAATCTAATAGATGCGAATTATAAGGTTTCCCCGGAAGATATGAATATCATATCAGCCAACTATGAACAATATAGAATAAACAATAACCTACCATGAGTAAAGAATTATTGATTAACAAAATTCCGACCACCAAATCGGAACAAGAACAATTGGCATCATTATTTGCCCAAAAGGTATTAGATGGAGAGATAAGTGCCATGGAAGCTGTTATCCAAATGAAAAGTATCAGTGAGTCCATATCCATCTTTTTGAAAAACAATGATGTTAGGGATGCCGTTATCAGAGAAACAGAAAAATACGGAAAGGGTGAGACTCCGTCATACAAGGGAGCTGTCGTTCAAGTAAAAGAGACATCTGTAAAATATGATTTTACAGGATGCAATGACAGCGTTTGGGATAAGTTAAACAAGGAAAAGAAAGAAGTGGATGAAAAAATAAAGCAGCGTGAGAGTTTCCTTAAACTTGTAAATGGCAGCAAAACCGAAATAGACGAAGAAACCGGAGAAATATATACGATATTGCCGCCTGCACGTTCATCCACTACTTCATATTCCATCACATTCAAAAAACAATAGCCATGTATCGCATAAGTGTAACATCTTTGGAAGCATTTAGGCGCTTTAGAGATAAACATTCCGTATGGGATACAGAAGAGCGTCTATTGAATGTTCTTTCCGGAACAAAGGAACCTAATGCCTATGCTACAATCGGTTCCTGTTTTCATAAAATAGTAGAAACGGGGAAAGCAACATATGTAGGAAATGGGATATTTGAGCAGGAAGAGGATGGAGTAATTGTCAGATTAAATAGCAAGACAGTAGAAAATGCCATTTATTACCGGAATAAATACCCCAATTCCCAACATGAAGTGCATGGAGGAAAAGATTTTCATTCCTCCTTGTTTGATATACATGTCCATGGATATGCTGACGTAAAATATGATAAAATAGTCCGGGACATTAAAACCAAATATTCCACGCCCCATACAGAGGATTATACAAAATCATGCCAATGGACTTTTTATCTTGATATATTTAATTGTTCTACCTTTTATTTCGATTTATTCCAGTTTGGAGGTTATAGAAGAAATATGTTTACTGACGTGGTATATACTGAATTTATTCCTTATGAGCCAATTGAATGTGTACAGACTATTTCTTCTGAAAAATACAATCAGGATATAGTAGAAGATTTCTGTAAGTATATTGACACAAATAATCTTTATCACTTGTTGAAAACTAAAGAAGAACTTTATCAACTTTAAAAATATTTATTTTATGATGTTAACAGGAAGTATTTGTCTTAGTGACATTCCCCGTGAGCAAATGAAGAAAGTAGTCTGCAAAGACGGGAAAGAAAGAATTTATTTAAATGTGGCGATTATTGAACGCAAAGAGAAATCACAGTTCGGACATACGCACTTCATCACTTGTTCACCTAAGAAAGAAGAGCGTGTAGAAGGGAGGCAGTACATCTTTGGTGATCTCAAAGAGTTTGTACCTCAGAATACATCACCTACCCCCAATGATATAAACAATGCTCCGAGTGTTGACCCAGCCGATGATTTGCCATTCTGATGAAATACGACGGTTCCAATCCCCTCCACGTCCAGCAGGCAAGAGCAAAGTTTGAGAAGCTAATAAAGGAACGAAAAGTGTTTGAGTTGACCGAGAAGAAACCTCAAAGGTCTTTAAATCAGAACAAATACTTATGGCTTCTTATTGGATATTGGGCTACACAAACAGGATATACAAAGGACGAAGCAGAGTTCATATACAAGGAAGTAAACAAGGACATTTATTTTGTAGAGAAAGAAATAGCTGGTATAAAGACAATATATGTCAGGCACACATACGAACTCGATACAAAAGAAATGTCCTTATCTGTTGAGAAATGGAGAAACTGGTCGGTTATGAATGATGTATTCCCTGTATATCTTCCTGCTCCTAATGAAGAATCCCTGTTACAATTAGCCCAAATAGAGGTTGATAGAATGAGTAAATATCTTTAAATTATCATTTTGTATGAAAGAAATTTGGAAAGATATACCAGGATATGAAGGTAGGTATCAAGTATCTAACATTGGCAGAGTTAAGTCATTTAGATGTGATTCCACGACAGGATGGCGTTGCATAGTCAAAATACTAAATCCTATTCTTACATCAGAAGGATATTATGCTGTTTCATTGCTTAATAAGCAATTCTTAATACATAGACTTGTTGCTAAAACGTTTATACCTAATGTATATAAAAAGCCTGTAGTAGACCATATAAATACTGTCAAAACAGACAATAGGGTAGAAAACTTGAGGTGGGTAACCCAAAAAGAAAATCTGTTTAATGATATTTCCCATAAGAGAAGGCTGAAATCCGTCCGTGAATCCCTAAAAGGAAAGATTGGTATTGAAGCAAATAGACACCGCAAAGTATTTCAATATTCTATTAATGGGGAGTTTATCAGAGAGTGGGGTTGCATATCAGATGCTTGTAGAGAATTATCTATTGCTAATAGTAGTAATATAGCCCAATGTTGTAAAGGGAAACAAAAGCAAAGTCATGGATATATATGGAGATATGAACCATGTCAAGTGCGACCTATTTAATTATATTTAAAACAATGAAACTCACCCTCACAAAACAAGAAGTGCTTCTCCTTCAAAAGCTACTTTACTCATACAAGGAATGTCTGCCCGATGGAACGACGGAGAAGCATGGACGTTTTGTCGGGAAGCTTAACAAGAAAATGAAAAGACAAATTATTAATCAAATTAATCATGGAAGATAATAAAAACAATTTTGACAAGAAAGTGCAGATGCATCTTGCTTGTGCAAAAAGAGATGATTTGCACAAGGAAATGGAGTGTATATACTTCAAGAATGGATTTGCATACGCAAGTGACGGACACATTCTCGCAAAGAACAGAATATCTGAAATATCGGGATTGGAAGAACATGAAATAGCCGCTCTTGACGGAAAATTCCTTCATGCTGACTTTTACAAAGATATGCTGAAATACGATAATATCATGATTGCCGAAGATGGCATAGAATGCAGTAAGGACAACGATAAAGTATTCTTTTACTTTTCCACATTTGACAAATATCCAGATGCGGAAAAAGTGTTGCAGGATGCTTTGAACATGATGACTAATCCGCTGCCACAAGTGAGTTTTGATATGAAGATTATACAACGGTTGAATAAAGCTCTTTTTGAAAGCGACAAGTGTATTGCCACATTTAAAGGTACTAACAAACCTATTGTTTTTTATAGCATGATTGAAGCTATAAGTAGTGTTGGATTGCTTATGCCATGCTTTAGTGAAAATATTGAGGAGGACTAATATGGAAGGATTTATTTCAGACTGGTACCTTTCGATTGACTTAGGCAACGATACTTCGGTAGAAGAACCGGATGGTGAGGATAACTACAACTTTGATTGAAAAACGGTCAAGACGGGAATCAAATCTACGAAAAATCCCCTGCCGGGCATTGTCAAGCAGGGGTATTTTTATATTGGAATCAAGGGGGTAGGATTATTTTAGCACAAGGGGGCAGAATCGCTTGGTTTTAGGGGGCAGCTTACACTGGATTTTCCAACTACAATTAGACTTGTCACTAAATCCAATCGCAGAGTTTGAAAGTACACTACAAGCGTCAAAAGTAACAGGAGTAAGAAATGGAAATATTAATAAGTGCTGCAACGGTATATCTAAGACCGCAGGAGGATATAAATGGAAATATTTATGAGACATTTAGAGGATAAACTACAGAAGGCTATTTTGACCTATTTTGATTATAAATATCCAAAATATAGGTTGCTATTACATCATTCTCCAAATGGCGGAAAACGCAATGCCATTGAAGCTGCAAAGTTTAAACAGATGGGAGTACGCGCAGGATTCCCAGATTTGATACTACTTATACCGAACAAGTTCTATCCCTTTTGTGGCATCGAACTAAAAATTAAGACTGGCAGGCAATCTGAAAGCCAAAAAGCCTATCAGAAGGAGTTTGAGAGTATTGGTGCTAAATATGTTGTTGTCCGGTCACTGGACGAGTTTATAAAAGTGGTAAACGAATATTTGAAAGATATATGACTTACATTGACCTAATCAATAACTTTTGGCTTCTTGATGAAGACTGGGAATTTACCTGCTGTGAAACGAGGCTTTATTTTTACTTGATGAAAACAGCGAATCGTTTAGGCTGGGTGGATAGCTGGACACGTAGTGATACAAAGGTGTCATCTGATGTGGGAGTCTCGGTCAATTCTATGAAATCAGCACGTAACAGATTGGTTCAGGCAGGTCTTATAACATTCAAATCAGGCGGCAAAGGTCAACGGGACAAGACAAGGTATCAAATTAGCTATCAAAATTTGACACCTAAACTACAACCTAAAGGTATACCTAAGGTTATACCTAAACTACAACCTAATCTTGCACCTAGCTCCTTACTATATAATGTACGCGCATTAGATAAAGACAAAGATAAAGACTTAAATAAAGAATCTCCTAACGGAGATAAGAAAGTCGTTTCCCAAAAGAAGGAATCTGATTTATCTTTTGTTGATGAAGCTTTTAAGGATATATTTAGAGAATGGCTTGAATATAAGCGTGAACGAAAGGAGAACTACAAATCTGAAAAGTCGCTTAAAATGTGCTACAATCACCTACTGAAACTAAGTGATGATAATCCGGAAAAGGCGAAACTTGTCATTGAGCAGTCAATCGCAAGTAATTATGCGGGACTTTTTGAATTAAAAAACTATGGAACAAGAACAATTACCAACAACATCTACGAACAAAAGCGAATTGATTCTGAGCGGAGAAAGTCTCAACTTATGGCTGAATTTGCAGAAGCAGACGCAAAATTCCTTGCAGAGCAAGAAGCTAAACGAAAAGCAGTTGGCAATACTGGAGAAATATCCGACACCTTCACGGATGGCAGTTGATTACAATCCAGATTTGCAAGGAAAACTCGCAAAATCGAACCTTACACTTGCAGATATTGCCAAAAATGATAACATACCTTCACTTGCCAACATTCGATCTGTGTACGGTGAAGATAGCGCAGTAAGATGGCTGAAAGTGCAGTTTGACAGCCTTAACGATTACGCGGAACAAGGGAAAGGAATAACGGATTCACAGTTGAATGAGCTTTGCAATCTCGTTCTCGGTGAATACTACTGGATGAACCTTGCCGAAATATGCAATTTCATAGCTCGGTTTAAAATTGGAAAATATGGGCAATTCTACGGTTCTATTGGGCCAATGAAAATTACCTGTTCCCTTCTGGAATATATTAAGGAAAGGCGTATTGACATTGAACGTTACGAACGTAATCAATACCGTATGCTACGTCAAAAGGAAATAGAAGAGCGTGGCAATAACGGAATATCTTATGAAGAATATCTTGAACGTGAGAGTAAGCTTGTTGAGAAAGGGGATGAAGAAGCTATAAAGAGGGCTGAAAACCGTATCAAAGGACTAAAAAAATGAGAGTCACCATTTATTGGGAAACAAGACATCTTGATCCCAAAGACATCCCCAGAATCAAAAAGAGAATCAGGGATAAGTTTAATATCCCGGACTATACTACCGTGAACGGTGAGACTCCCTGTGACATCAAAGACGAAGATATGGAACTACTCAGGGAGTGTGCAAATCGTGGATTCATCCAAATAAGAAATAAATAATCATGTTAGTAGGAACAACCAATCTCAACACCACTCTCAACTTAACCTATGTGCTAGTTGATGTTGTGGAGACGCTTCTTTACGACCTAAGAGGCGAAATGAATAAGCAAGGTTATGAATTACGCCACGATGCAAAGCGTAACTTCAATACTGCAATAGCCGCTATCCGACGGCTTAAACAGGATGTCGATAAGACACAATTATCTACTCAAGAGAACTTCGGTAACGATTCAGACTGCCTTCTTGCCTTTATCCGGCTGTTAGTAGACCGTTGCGGTGATGACGATATGAAGATGTTTGAGTTCTACAACTTCATCAAACGGCACCCTTCTCAACTTGGACTGGAATTGTCGGATGAGAAGAGCGTGTTTGCGCATATTTTTTCGAACAACTAATAGCCTAATAAAAATATGAAACAGACCTTAGAAGAAGCCAAACAAAAATACATAGAAAAACATGTGTCTCGCAATGAGTACGCAAGTTTTGGAGAAGCTTTCATAGCCGGTGCTGAATGGGAAAAGAATAAAGCTATTGAAGTACTTTCCTCTGTGTTGGAAAATTGGATGCATGGTGGTGATGCAGACTGTATTATTGCCGAGTTTGAAGAAAAATTAGGAGATTAGATATGAAAATACAGAATGGAATAATAATAGACGGAGTGCTGCATGAAGCCGTACAGGATAAAATGGGTTGTGAAAGATGCTCATTGCTATCTGTGTGTCATAAGTTTAATGTAGTTTGTGCTGTTATTGGTTGTGAAGCATTTGCCAATCGTGGCAAAGTAACGGATATTAAAAATGAAGAAGAAGGAAATAATGATCGAGTTGGTATATGATATTCCAACATTGATAAGGTTGCAAGAGCTTTCTCTAATAGAGATGAAAAAGAACATCCATAGTGAAGAAGTTATAGACTTTCAAGAGGATATTCTTCGAATTTTAAAGGCTGTGAATAAAATAGATTTAATTAATTTAGATAGTAATTGACTAATAACCAATAAGTAATGAAGAAAATAGCAATTTATAAGTATAAGTCAGATATTGAAGAATATGCTGGCGAAATATCAAGAGTGCAAGTACTTCCCGATAAATCAGAAGAAGAAATCAATTCAGAAATTGAAAAGTATAATAGCGCATCATGGAATAATTATATAGTCTCCTGTGAACCCGTCTCGGATGAAATTTGTAAAGCTATTCAATTCTTGATAAAAGATAGAGCGCAAGACAAAAATAAGATTCTTGAAACTCTACATGAATTGCAAAATGATGTCAATGATTTAGGTCGTAGCATAGATGATACTTGCGATTTTTTAGAAAGAGAATTGAAAAAAGAAAAGGAGAAATAACCCTCAAAACTAAGTAGATATGAATAATATTATAGTGTTTTTGATATGGGTTCTCTGGCTGGTAGCCTCAATAATTATTGCAATTAGCGTATTTGGTTGGCCGTTAGTATTTGGGCATGATTGGGTGGAGCTCGGTAGTGATTTGATTGGGAAAATAAAATAGATTAATTTATGAAGTTAAGACAAGCAAGAAAAATAATGAAGAATATCCGTTTAAATCCACACATGGAATTATTATACGGAATTGAGCGTTCAATGAAAGCAAATGCTATTTGTATACATCACTATGCACGAGTCAACAAAGGTATTAAAGCAATTAATATCATAGCGGATTCAGACCCATTATTGGCGCTTAAGATGCTTAGAAGTAATAAGAAAGAAACATTATGCGTAAAGAGATAATGTACATGATAGCTTATCCAGATGGTACACTTGTGATGAATACTCAAAAGTACTACCGAAGAGATTGTGTCAGATACTGGCTGGACGGAACTGGTTTAACATGGAAACAGATGTATAAGAAAGGCTTTCGCTGTAAAAAAGTAAAAGTTACATTTGAAATAATTGATTAATAAAAAGAAGGTATGAATAAAATAAAGAACCGTAGGCTTGCGCTACGAGCCTATAAAATCAGAGTAAAACAATACCCTTACGATAGATAATAACAGTACAGAAATGAAAGTATTCATAAACGTAAGAAGTGGTGGCCATTCAGGTGGAATGATATTGGTAGCTGCCAACACTAAAGAGGAAGCTATAAAGGCTTTCAGAGAAGACAAAGAATGTGATTGGATGTGGTATGAGTTTGAGGATGAGATTTATGATGTGTGTTACGGTGAAGATGGATGGATGGAATCCACTGTGTTGACAGCAAATGTAGATACCCCACAAGTCATAGCGGAAAATGGATATAGTCAATAATTCAAAATAGTACAGTAATGAATAAAACTCAAAAGGAATTATTAGCAAGGCTTATGACTGTTACAAACAGTCTTGGTGGAACACTTGACGGAACCGCAACTTGTGAGCAAAAGTATATTGATAGACAACGTGCTCACATGCTCTCATACAAGGTCATATACGGTCTATTTGGCGATAACCCTAATAACCCATATCGTGAAGATGATATAAATAATGCCTATAAAGCTATTGAAGAAATGGAGAAACTGGAACAAAAGATATATCCTGACCGAAGTGGCTTTTTGAAGGATGAAGAAAAACAATAATCCTCAATTCTAGATAGAGAAGAACTGAAAAAATACCTCTAACCAAGAAAGGTAAACACATGAAAGCAAGAGTTAAAGATACAGGAGTTCTGATAGATGTAATTCCGAAATGCAATACCAACGCACAACATAGTGGTGACAACCTATATGTATGCGATAATATGGTTTTTAGAGAATGTGACCTTGACTTTTTAAATGTTGGAAACTCTACAATTAATTGGGAACAACGTCGCTATGAACTGGCGAAAAGTTTTGCGACAGGCATTGTATCTTCCCATACAGTTAGAGATATAAACAACTCTTTTATCATAAATGACTATGGATATGATGTTGTAGCTGATTTATCAATAAAGTTAGCCGACATCCTTATTAAGAAACTGAAAGGAGAATAACAATGAAAGCAAAATACTTCAGAAAGATAAGAAAACAAGTGAAGTGGTACAAGGTATCGCATAGGGATGGTTTGTTAGATAGTTTCGTAAATGAGAAAGAAATTTTGGCTAAATCTCCCGAAAACGCTTGTTGGAGGTATCATAAGCGTACAGGTGCATTTATAAACAAATGGAATCCTAATGATATTACACAACATAGCGAATGCTTTTCAAGGTTTAAAGTGTGTATAGGCCAGAAAGTAATGTATTTTGATTAAAGTAAAAAGACAAGGAGGAATAACTATGATCGAAGAACTTGTAACATTAGAAACAGCGAAGATGCTGAAAGAGAAAGGCTTCAATAAGTTTTGCTCTTTTGCTTATATAGATGAATATTGTAATTTAATGTCTGTACATACTACTAATTCTTTAATAGATAAAATGGGATTAGGATATTCCGCACCAAATCAATCCTTTGCTCAGAAGTGGCTACGTGAAACTAAGAACATTCATATATGTGTATATAACTGTGCTTGTGGATATGGATACGAAATATCTAAAGCTGACAATGGAACTCATATAGCCAGTTCTACTTATAAAGGAACAAATGACGGAGGGGAATGGGATACTTACGAGGAAGCACTTGAAGCCGGGATTTTTGAAGATTTAAAACTTATATAAAAATGGATATAGTGCCTATTATAAAAGATAATCTTTCTAAAGAGCAGATAGAATATCTCCAAAAGAAACAGCATGAATATAAATTGACGGATAAGAAGAAAAAGGTTCCGGGTCACATTTTGTTTTCGTTCAATCTGAAAACGAAAGAGATAAAGAGAGCTTCCGTTATAAATGAAGTTTCATTAGGATTAAATGGGAACCCTATAACAGCTACCAAGACAGTTATTGAACCAGATTGTTATTACGAGCAAGCTTTAAATGAGAAGAATTTCAGAAAAAGGTTAAAGAGAATTGGGTTATTATGAGTAAATATAGATATAAAGAAATAAAGAACTATATCCATAACGAACTTAAGTTATCCAAGGAGGATATAAGGGATATAATGGTTCCAATTGTGAAAGCAGAGGTTAAGCGTATTTTTCAGAACACTTATGGTAACGATGTTGATATAGAGAAGTGGATTCGCTGCATGGTTTCTGACGAAATAAAGAAAAAAGGTGATTACTCTATGATAAGGAATTTATGTAAGGAAGTAATTAAAGAGGAGATAGACGACGCATTGTTAATTGATATAAGCCTTAAAAAGAAGGAGGGGTAAAATATGTGGAATAAAATTTCGTGGAACGAAAATACTCATTATGAGATTTATAATCCATATAGTGATATTTTTCCTTTAGAACCGTGTGATACACATTCTAAAATGAAGAAGTACCGTCCAAAAGATGATAGGTGTACAAATAAACAGATTGCGAAACGTAGAAAGAAGAACAAGAATCGTAAAACACATAGGAAATAATGAAAAAGTATAGAATAGAAAGATACGGACTTTTCGACCACATTTTTGACGTTCAAATGAAAAAGTGGTATGGATGGGTACTCGTTAAGAGGTTTAAGGCAAAAATTAAGTGTAATATCGCTGATGTGTTTGAGATAGAATACACCAAGAAATGCGCAGAAGAACTTTTGGAAAAATTGGAGGAAGAGTTATGAAACAAAAACAAGTATTATCAATTGAGCAAATGCGGCATCTAAGTAAAGAACAGTTAATATAGCTATGAACGTAAATTCCAATATCAGAAAACGTAATAAGCAGGCAATTTCCGATAGATACAAGAAAGTTGATACAACTGTCAATGGAGATGCCGAACGCCTCGTAGAAGAGCACAAAGAGATTGAGAAAAGGTTATATCCTCTGCGTATTGACCATCGCACCGTCATCTATGTAACCAAAGATAAGTGTACAAAAGAATACGCTCAAAAGAGGCGGATACTGTTTGGTATTGAACCATCTCCAGAAAGGAAAGGGGGAAATCCTCGCGTGCATATTGAAGTTGAAGAGGTAGGCAAACTTGTACAAGAGGGGATGCATCTTAAAGACATTGCTCGTACACTTGGAGTAAGTCGGACTACAGTTAGTAAGTATATACATAAATATGATTTGAGAAGAAATGAAAATAAATAAATACTTATATGGCAAAGCTTTTGATAAGGCTTTGAAAGTTGAGTTCCTTACCAATCGTGAGGAACTCTTTTTATATGCAGGCGCTCTATATTCTGCTATGATGTGGGGTCAAGATATCGATAAGAAAACAATGGCTATACACACACAGAAAAACCTTTCGCTAAAATAGCAAAGGGTATAACCCAATGAAGTACCTTCTCAAAACGTTCTAAAAAACATTCCATTGAAGTACCCTGAATATTAGGCAGAAATCGCTGTAACAAGTGAAATCTGCCTTTTCAAGCAATATGTCTATCTTATCCATAACCATACAAAACATGAATGCCCGAACTTGGATGCCGCCCGGGCACAAAAAAGGCGGTAAAACCGTTTGGAATTACCGCCTTGACTTTAGTATTAAAAATTTTAATTATTTCTTGGTATTACCAGATGGTTTGCTTTTATTCTCATTACTTTTAATAAAAATAGATGCTACGGATACAAGTGTACTAGCACCCATAATCCCAGCAAACCAAGGTTTGTCTAAATAGAGAGCATAACCAGCAAGAGCTATCATTACAACTATAGCAAGAAATGCGAAAAACATTCCCCACCAGTTCATTCTTCCATCTCTTCTATCAGCTTTTCTAATCATATTCAATTTATTACTATCCATTTTATGTCGGTGATCTTGCTCTTTTACAGAGGCATTAATAAGATAATCGACAATCCTAGGATCAATACTCTTATATGCGGCTAATTCTTGAGGTGAAGGTAGGCAGTTGTCATCAACGGTATAAGTCTGCTCTAATTGTTTTCCAACTCCATCGCCTGTTGCAACTTGTGTTTCTCGCTGTTTTAATTCTTGCTTACCCATTGTTTAATACAATTTCATTGAAAGCTCTACGCACATCCCCTTCAACATTTCTTCTGTCTTCCATAAGATTTCTCTTATCATCATTCCTATTTCTGTCTTTTTCTATAATTTCTTTCCTAATTTCAGAAATAGCTTCGGAGTTCTGCTTATAATGCCCTTGAGAGGCATCACGAAATGTAGAAGCTCCATTTTTAATAAAACGTCCTACTTCCTTTAATATGCACATACTTACCTCCATATTTAAATTATAATGCAAATATAAAAATAAAACAGCAAATCAGATGTTTTGTTTCCAAGATTATGCATATTATTAACCATAAAGTCACATTTTAACTAAAAAATTAAACGGTAATTCCAACAAGTCAAAGAACTCTTATATCTTATTTCCCTTCATACATAGCTTCCATATACAACCATATCTTACCCGGAGGGGCATCTTCGTCAGCAAAGTAGAATTTATGTGCAGCCTTGATTATCTGCTCATCCTCTAATACCGTGCAGGTATCTGCGTAAAACCCGTTAAAGGCTACATACTTATCCCATTTTGTAGTCCCAGAAGGGAAAGACAAGCCCTTGATTGCATTTTCGATTTGTTCCAATGTCCAATATCCACCTTCGCATTTCTTTCCTGTGCGATCAGAATATCGTATCATGGACACATCATACAATGCGAATGCTTCGTCATAATGATTACCGTACATGATTCCATGTTGTTCACGCATAAACTTCCAGAACATTTCAGGATGTTCCTCCTTCATCTTGCAAAGCATTTCGTTTAATCCGTCTACACTTTGCCACATAGCTTTTTCGGTTGATATACCAGCATTCTTTGCCGATATCAGCATATTTTTATAATCCATATTCTTATGCATTAAAAAGTTCCTTTAATTCGATAAAATCAGCCTCTGTAATCTTGATTGCTCCAGTATTTCCAAACATGAGATTAAAGACCGGATTGTCCGGAAGCTTGAGGCGAATCGTTCCCTTCCCAATTGTTCCTTGGAATAATCCTTTCCCAAATGGAGTTTCGTCCATATCTTTAAACATGGTCATCATGTCTTTAAAAAGCATATCGGCATCAATATTCCCATCCTCATCGCAAATAAACAGGGCAGCGTTATCAATTACATTCTCTATTTTTCCCCTTTCACGTGCCAGGTAGTTTTTCGCACCACGTTTCATATATACGGATGCAATCTTTAAATTTGGATTTTGGGACACAAAGTCGTCAATACGATTATCCGCCCACGACTCTAACGAATCAATCATTTTGTCTTTCAGACCTAACAGTTTTTCTTTTGCTTCCATCATATTTATTTTTTAGGAGTTTTAGAAACCGGCTGTTTGCCATTCTTCATATCAATAAATTCCTGCCAAGTAAGATGTGAGTATTGCATAATGTACTCATTCATTAACGCTTCCTTCTTGTTGGCTTCGTCTTTGGCTGTCTTCTGGATTCTTTTCAGAAGCGTAAGATGCTTGTCAAGCGCATCCTTTCCGTCTTTGGTATTATTCTCCACAATCGGGCGCATGATGCGCATATATTCGCGTTGAAGTATCTGCTGGATATTTATACTGCTTTCTTGGAACTCCTGATTGTTTTGAAGATAGTCGAATTCCTTATCTGTCAACGAGGCGGTTATTTGGTCTATTTCATCCCATACGGGAGTGACCGGTTGCGATGGTTGCTGATAGGTTCTTTTCATGTCAGCAATCTTCTGTTGCATTACCTCCTGCTCTTTTTCCAGTTCAGGCAGGGAAAAGTTTCTTTGCTGTAGTAATGGATCACCAAAATTCATAATAAATCGTTGTTAGTGGTTAATAAGAAAGTGGTTCACCCCCCGAAGGGGGCTTACCACTAACGTTTCTTCTTGCGTTTCTTTACAGCTTTTACGCTGTTGGAGTTGGCGTCACTGTACCGGGACAGTTGCAGCCGAAAGGGTTTGCACCCTCCAATACTGTAACGGTCGGTGTAGACGGCAATCCAACAACACCGTAAATGGCGCGACAAGTCTTACGGTCCGTGTAATTGATAGAGGCAGTAAATGCTCTGTCTATTTCACACTGGATTAAACGATCTTGATATGGACGTGTAGCTTCCAATACGGCAACCTTCTTGTCAAGGTCGTTGAACTTGGCACTATAGCGTTCGTTCAACACGTCATAAAGATCACGTTGTGATTTGTACAGACCGAAATCACCGTCAATTTGTGATTTGTACAGCCCAAAGTCAGCGTCTACCTGAGATTTCCACAACTGGAATTTCTCATTTACGTCTACATCACGGTGAGCATACATTTCGTTAAGGGTGTTCACTTTCAAACCCCACATCGCATTGGTCAACGCAAGAGCTTCCGAACAACCCTTTTCCCATGCTTGAAAAGCAGTGGGAGCACCACCAGAACGACCTGCAATAGCATCACTTACCGTGTTGATGTTGACATTTTCCGGCATTCCGCCACCAAAGCCAAAACCTCCTCTACGGGAAAGTGCCCACAGACCAAGAGCTGTGCCGGCTATGCCTAGACCTAATCCAGCCCCGGCTACACCTTTGGATGCAAAACGGTCACGTCCATAATCATAGTCGTAGTCACGATCACCGTGAACGTACTCCTTCTCCTTAATTACTTCTTTTACTTCAGCTTCCATAAATATGGTTATTTATATGTTACAAGGCAATGCGATAGCATTGCGATACAAATAACCATATAATGGCTATGCTAACATTTTATTTATCTGCGAGTTCTCTGCTAAATCTCTGCTTATTTCACCAATGCAAGTTTTGACACTCCATTTCTGTAACTTGCATTCAAAATTATTGCGAATGTGATTAATTGACTGCCTCTTCAAAGACATTTGGCGGGAAATTTCATCATCCGTAAGAAACTGGGAAAGAAAATGAACGAGGATATAACGAGCATCTACACACTCCTCCTTATTACTGGAAATCAATGAAGGCAACTCGATGCCTGTATGCCGGCATACAATGGAATTTATCGTCTGGTATAAATCTTTTGTTTTCATATCTGTTATAAAACATAAAGTTATTAAAAACAATAGTCACAACCCGTATGTTATTTGAAGACTGAAAGCCTTGTAACAGCATTGGATTGTGACTGTGGTCCCTTGTGGTTTACCAGACGTAGCAAGGGACGGGCTTTCTTTATCTCTAAGCCCCAAAAAGAGATCATTTGTTAATGTATTGCGAGATGCTTCTACTCATCCCGGTTAAGTTATTACTAAATCATATCAGCCTCCTTTCTTTAGTTTATATACAAGTTTTCCCACTACAATCAATATCGTTATTACAATGGCAACAATGGCGTATCCCCCAATGTCCATCTTTGTTTTCTCCCACCAACTAAGTTCCCTTTCAACCGGATAAGGTTTAGGTGTCTCGATACGGCGTATCTTTTCTATAAAATACGGCACATTTATCCTTACCGTGGCAAAAGGATATATACCAAGGGAATGATACAGAAAACCATCCTTCAACCCCGCATAGCTATATGCATAAGGATTACTCAAAAAAGACGTGGTATCACGAGTAGATACACTATCCTTATAGGGAATAAGTTTCTCTTGGAAGGCAGTATCATGATATATAACGCTGTCTACTACTTTGGTTTCAAAAGGCATATATACGGTTCTTGTCTTACAAGATGACAAGCTTAACGCAATAGCCATCAAAGATAGCCCGATAAGCGTTCCGATCCCCAAGCGAGAATACTCTTTAAATTCATGTATATTCATAGAACTTTTTCTTTGGTTATTCTGTTATTACTAAGTTCATATAAACTCTTTAAACGGCCTTCCGCTGTGACAGCACATTGCCGTTAAACCAAAACCTGGGATTTTTCAGTCCATTCCTCACCATTCAATATAGTATTCAACTCCTGAGAGCTATGTTCATATACTTCAATCACATCTTCTTTAGTAAGCACAGGACTTATAAAATCATAGTGAAGAATAACTTTATTGCCATTTATACTTTTTCGGGCATAGGTAGGTACTGCTATTCCCTTTCCTAAACACCATTCTACTGTTACAATTGCATATTTCATTTGATTAATCTTTTATTCCATTCAGCTTCAAGTTTAACTTTCTCTTTTTCTATCTCTTGCGTGGTAAGGGTACGGCTATATAGTGCGAAGTAGGCGATAGCGCAGTCGCTGTTATGCCCATCAATTTTACGCCCTAAAAATAATTGGCTGGCAGGGCTTGCTGTACCATATTTGATAGGGGTACCGTTATAAGAGGATTTAGTTTGATAAAAAACAGGTGATTGTTCAATATCAACATCGTTACCTGCCCCGTAGCTCGTAGTCTTATGTGTATTACTAGTTATATACTCTACCATAAATTCTCCGGCTGAGATATAGCTTGATTTTGATGCAAGGACTTTACTCCCATTTTGTGGACTGGTTCCTATGTATTCTCTCCTACAAATCAACGTATAATCCTCAAGAAGAGGTAAATTATCGCACGAGGCCTCATCATCCACCCCGTCAAAACAAAGGTATCCTTCATATTCTACGGGAAGAAGTTCTATGGTTATAAGATTGTCTTTCGGATTATCGTCCAGTATTATCATCATTAAATCAACATACGCATAATAGTTACTACCAGCAGGAGAAACGCTGTCTCTTCCGCCGGGAACTGTATATACACCATCCTCGTATATTTTATCAGTTAGGTAATCTGTCTGTGGGGCAAACCCGTTGTTTTCCGTTTTAGATATCCTTATTGATGCACCGTCCTTAAGTCCTGTTACTTTAAATTTAAATGCTCCATACTCATAATTTAATGGACTCCCGGTTGATCCATTTATGCGCATGAACCATAAATTCTTATAATCATATCCTGAATATTTAAGAGTATGTGAGGTAGTCGAAACGGAGCTTTGCATAATCCCTTTTCTAAGATCATAAAAATACTTCCCGAATCCTGATCCAAGGGTGAATGCAAAGCTGAGAAGTCGCATCGCATAGCCATTAACCCCAACAACTCCAACAAGCTCCTCAGGAGGATTTTCATTGGAGTAACCAGAGAAATACCAAGCGTCTACAAGGGATTCATGGAGTCCAATCTCATGATTTCCACTGGTTCCAGAGCTATTTCCGAACACCGGAAGCCGGAAATTGTCTATATGAAATTCCGGCAATCTAACCTGTCCTATTCCAAACCTATCCATTGCTCAACATCTTTGCAGAAACAACTTCCTGTAATGACTCAATGGTAACGGTAATGCCAGAAGGGACATCCACAGTAAAAACCTCGTTGCTGCCTCCATTGTAACTTCCATAACCGCCTATAAACTTCTTATCCATGCCATCAAGATTGGCATACACATTAATATAGCCACTTCCAGAGCGTTCCATCTGGATAGTTACCGCACCCTCCGATACGAATTGTGCCTCATATCTGTTTTCTGAATTCTTGCTAAATTGTAAATCTGTTGCTGCCATAATACTATATCTTTAATGTTGCTAATTTACGACTCAAATCTCAAATCATTAATCCGGTTCATCCATCCACGCTTAAACTTGTTGTTAGCGGGTCGCTTTCGACATATATCCTCGATAAAGTCAAACCGTGCAATCTTAAGCATGTCAAACAACTCTCGCGGGTTTCTGGCATTCACGGCAGCGATAGTCTTAGAACCTACAATGCCATCCACTGCGACACCAAGCAACCGTTGAGGAATCTTTATGCCATGCGCACCGGATGCCCACACCCAATCGCATACTATCTCTGCTATACTCTGGCTTCTTATTTCATCCGCATTCCATCTATCCCAATACAACATTTTCAAGATACTTTTCCAATCGTTATATGACAAATCCATCAATCTTGCAGTTGTAGGCTTTGGATAACCTTTTCTACGGCAATATTCCTCATAGGTAGCCATTGTCACACCTACCATAGTTTGCCCTCCTAAATCATCGGGATCGTTAGCCCACCCGGATTCTTTAGCCCTTTTATACAAAGCTTCATTTGATTCTCCGTTTCTTTTCGTTATACCGGCTTCCCATTTTATGAGAAATGGTATGAAGTGTTCAATGTTTGCCATTGTTATTTTCCTCCTTTTCGTTAGTTATTATTATCTTTGCAAAAAAAATCATGGATTTATCAGAACTTATTAAAAGTTACAGCCCTGAACAGAAGAATGTTTTTAGTGGCTTCTGCATACAGTTGCCATTAATATTTACTATAATGTACTTATACATACCTGCATTCAAGCTTTTAGAACTGTACCTACAAATAATCTTTTCCATATCCGCATCAATAATATCCATTTATTATTCTTTCTCTTTATTATGCTTATGTGCCACTTGTGCCAGGTATAGATTTAAAATGGAAATTCCTATACTTATTATTCCAATATTAACGGCTTCATATATTTTGCTACATTCACCAGAAAACTATTCAAATGGACATGAGCATATATTGAAAGTAATGTTTAAATGCACCTCATTTTTCTACGGTTTTATTGGTATATTTGGTTTCTTTTATCGCAAATGCATAGATTATGACATAAAAAGCAAATGGCGCAATAAAAACAAAATCCATTAAATTCATTTCTTTTCCTCCTTATCTTTCGTTATTATTTCACTAATATCTTCTTTATCTACGTCTAGAACTTTCTTCCCAAACAATCCCAATGCCTTTATCATATTAAAGTTATATCCTTTAGGTATCAATATATTGCTTATGATCGAACAGAATTCAATGAAGCAGACTAGAAGACAGGAATAAACGTCGATGTTCCACTTGTTACCCGAAGCAATGTTAATCATCACTACCATACATACAAATGCGAAGTAAGTAACCATTTTACCCATTGTCCGACGAATGGCTGTCGAAAACCGTACATTCTCCTTCATAAGAAGGCTTTTCCTTATTCCGAAAGCCAAGTCACATACTACAACGGAAAACGACACTATCAGCCAAGGTATCATGTGCTCTAGAGATTCCATTATAAATCCACTGGCTATTACTGAAAAGCCTCCGGGGATACTCTGGGTTATTACATTTTCTTTCATTTAAGCAATTTTTCATCTGATTATTATTCCTATCTTTGTCGGCAGATAGTAAGGACAACACTATCTAGCTCACAATCCCGCCTGACTCGTGAGAGCCGGACGGGATATTTTCTATCACTGCGCTACCAAATTGGAAGCAATCGCCGATAGAAATTCTACTCTTGATGTTTTTGACGGATGTTCAGTAAAACCTACCACCTCAATATCACCTTCATAGCCGATAACCTCGCATATCTCAGCATATTCAGCACGGGAAAAGGTATAAGTACCCTTCTTATCAACCTTTTCTTTCAGTTTTCTTCCACGGATTTCATTGAGATTGTCTTCCAACTCCTTAAGTTCCTTATCGTATTCATCTTTAGTCTCCCGAGTCTTCTCTGCTTTTTCCAGTTCCTCTTTAGTAGGCATTTCCGGCTTCTCGATTGGTTTCCCATTTGCGTCCTTATCACCTTTCTTCCATTCCTCGGCGGCTTTCTTTCTACGGTCAATGTCCTCCATTTCCGCGATTGCCTGTGAACGTTCCGAAAACCCTTCTTTTTTCAGGTCTTCTTCTACTTTTCTCATGTCTTCCTGAAACTCGTCCACTATTTTATTGCAGGCCACGCGCATAAGCATTACACTTGCAGTTTCAGACTTGGGAAGTTTTCTTCCTTCATATACAAGGGGGATATTTGCCAAAATAACTCTTTTATAAAATACTTCTTCGTAAGTCATAATTCTTATTTTTTGATGTTATACTGTTTCTTCTTTAATCTCGTTGATACAATTGGCTATCGCGGTCACAATGGAAGCCATTTCAGCCAATGGAATCTGATTCATGTTGAATTTCAACTCTCCATTTTCCATGTAGCCGTTTACATTTCCCATAAAACCATCATTGATCTTGTTTACGCTCAGGTTGAGAGTTATCACATTATTGGTTGAAGGGTCTTGGCGAAAATCGCCTGCCATCTCATAGTTAGCATCCGTGTACTTCAATTCTCCGGAATTGCTGCGGTTTGTAATTTCTACCATAATTCTATTTTTTATTTGGTTAAACGTCTATTACTCTATTATTATCAGATTGTCATTCGCGTCTATCTGTATTCCTGCAATCTTCATCTGTGGAAGGCTGATAATGCCCAATATCTCTACCCCGGTTTCCCGTTCTATGCTCCTCCTTATTTCTGATATGTCGGCTATCAGAAACTGAGGAATATCTTTTCCCTCCAAGTTGGCAAAGGTGTTGCAGTAATAAACTCCATCTATTTCACCGCCTGCGCCTACAATAGAACCGGGGTATTTACGTCCTTTTGCAAGACCGTATTTCTTCACCCGGTCTTCTGCAATAAGTGCAACACTCGCACCTGTGTCAATAAGGAAGTCGCCTTTCTTCCCGTTGACCGTACATTCGACGATCAGACGCTTTTCTGATTTTGATTTGATATGCTTCATTGTTATTTTTAATCTTTATAAATAATGTTATTCTTGCCGTTAAATATAAGATAATGCCAATCAAGGCTACTTGCACCTGAACAGTATATTCCTATCTCTCTCTTACTTACATCTCCGATCAGATCGGCATCCACGTTATTAAGTATTATGGAATCATATATAGGACATCCATAATAGCGAACTCCATTTCTTCCATTTTGCAAATCTGATAATGAGTTATAAGCAACAAACGACATGTCTTCTGTACCATTCAGATTTATACTATAGTCCTGGTAGTTGAAATTGCCATTGGTTCTTGTAGTATAAGTAATTGGAGGTGCCGCCTGTACTGTTCCAGATTCACCGCTTGAATTAGTGACAGTACCATATCCGCCAAGATATACCCTGAATTGGCTATAATCACTATTAGCAGTTCGGCTTACTGTGAGACTACCATATACGGCAGATATGTATCTGGTAATGGTGCAATAGTTTCCATCCCCACCCATTTCGTAATCATTGATATACATAGTCTTGTTTAAGTCTATTATATTTACTTGCATATTACTACAGGTATATGGAACTTTAACAATAATACTTTCATATCCTACTTCATAACGAGCATAAGGTATAATCCCTTCATCCATATATGCGGAAAAATAGTTGGCAGAGTTAATGTCTGCTCCGGGAGTATCGGAAAAAAATAGATAGACATCCACCTTGTCACGCAAATCCATTTTATGTCCAAATCCGCCATTCTCTATCCTGTCACCACTTGACGGGTCTAGGCGAAACATACCCGCACTGTCATCATCAGTAATTGATGTTGTTTTTACGTAAGCAGCCGCATAATTCTTGGTTCTATTCCAAATGTATATACCTACATACAACTTATCAAAATTGAAGAAGTTTACCATCTCTGAGGCGTCAAAACCGCCCATGCTACCGTATTCGTAATCCGTTGAAATACCAGCGTAAAAATCTGAATTGAACTTAATGGAATCATTCATATCAACTCTAAGAGGACATGCGGCACCTTCCGTATTGTTATAGCCCAAAAAATCCATAATGCGGAATTCCGACAATGTTCCTCCATAAGGGGGGTTATATTTCCACATAAACGCATCATTTACCGCACCATCTTTCCCATATTCGTTCATGTTGGTAATCTGTTTTATTTCAAATACAGGATCAATCTTGGCACCATAAAACCAAGGTTTAGGGGTTCTCCATCCTCCTGTAGTGATTTTGGCTTCCCCCCACATTTTTGTAGTAGAATTGAAAGTATCTGCCACCTCCTTAGTATTCAATATTACCGGCTTGTAACGGCACCATTTATTTGTCTTGCCATGAGCATTGGAGCAGATATGCCCTTCATCATACCATCCGTTATACTTGCCTACACCGAGGACGCTATAAGGCTCATTAAATCCTATAGGAGCAATGAGTATTCCGTTGCTAATCCCCATATTTTTCTCCTCCCACAGCCGCAGCCCCGGTGACGACAACGACATACTCCATGCTGTTAAAGCTGTTAACAACAACATCACCGTCAATAACCAATGCTTTTTCATAATCAAACCATTCATCTAATTTTTCACTTTTACAAGGGTAGATTTTACCCCCCCCCCGTAATATTTGTTTACAAATCAAATCCCCTTTAATAAGGATGTCAACTCTAATCTTTTCCATATAATATTTTTATTAAATTGGGTCTCCACTATTTCCATTATTTCTTGCTATGTTCAAATCAAGCACATCGGAAATTCTCACATTGCTATATACTCCTCCAATATTGACCCTGAATACCAGAAACATCTTCACGTGGATATATCCGGTTGTCGTATCGGTATATTTAGGAAGCTGAGTATTATCAATATTATATACAAACGAAGTAGCACTGCCATCTTCCACGCTCCAAGACGTAGCATTCCCATCATATATATAGCTATAATATTGCCTCACCTGACCATCCGAATTTGTCCATTGAGTACATATTTTAAGGTCTTCCTGAGTAAATGTTTTCCCACTGTTATTGACTACTGTTATGCCATCAATGAGAAGGCTTGAATCAGAAAGTCGCAAATAATCCGTAGTTACTCCGGTATGGTATTGCCTTGCAGCCTGCCAAGTCTGGGTATTAGTCTGTAATTTTGCGGTATTATATCCCCATCCATTAACCGTTAATCCTGTCTCAGCAGTTACATTTACTATACAAAGGTCGTAAGTGAGCACCCTTATCCCAGTAGTATATCCGGAAGGAAGAATGCGTAATACTGCTGAAAACTCACCTATTCCGAATCTCTTCACGGATGATATTGGTATTGTGAATGACATGGTTTGAGCAATATCTTTCACTTCTGAATACGTGTATAGAGATGTACCTGCACGGCTGATGCAATTCATCTGCAACTTACACCCGTTAAACATTGTATCTTTCAGGTCATACACAGTTATCTTATCCGAATCATTCTCAACAAGCAAGGTCAAGTCCGAATAGTCACTTATCAGATCCTTGGTTATAGCTGTTACCTTCCATCCAAGACCGCTTGTTATGGTATGGTTGTATCCTATGAAATCAGTTATTCTCATCCAGTTTTTACCTATTACAGGAGGAACATATCTAATTGAATAGGTCAAGGAATCTCCACTTTGATACCACTCTAAACCGTAGGCGGAAGCTTTTAATTGCTGCTCCGTAATATCTTGAGGAGTATTAACAATTACAGGTTTCCATTTGCTCCATATATTTGTTTTCCCATGTTGGTTGGAACAAATATACGCCCAGTCATACCAGCCATTATACTTTCCTACTCCCATACAAACGTATGGGTCCCTATCAGCTATAGGGGCTGTGATTATTCCGTTTACTATACTCATCCCAATTCCTCCTGATATTTAGAAAAATCAAATCCGTCCTTTCTTGCCCATCCCCGTTGTAATACATCCTGTATGTATCCAACCGATTTGGTATAGAAATCAGAAAGCTCTTCTACCGTATTGAATTTATAATACTGTGGATTATCATCAGAACCAAACTTGAAAGTGACAGGCAAACTTGAACCTCCGGTCTGCACGGCAAGGTCATAAGCCGCCTTATAATTAAACTGGTTTTCAGTAGACAGCCATACTGAGTATCCGTTCCATACGAACCCGGAGTATATCTCGTTGTCCACCTCCTGATTAATAGAAGCAGTAATGATTTTTTTGATATCCTCTATCGTTGGCTTGTTCATTTTAAACAGAGCCTCCATATAGGTTATCATGTTATCAGGAGCTTCTTTGAAGTCCCAACGGACACGACATTCGCTACCAAGTGAACTATACTCCACTATTGGTTGCATCTCTGTTGAATATACTCTTTCTATTTTCATGTCTTTATATTATTACCGGTAATGCTTTGAATGCTTCTACGTCTTCCTCTACTATGATGATTCCTCTGAAAGCGAGGCGAGAGGTGGTATCACTACTTGTATTATTAGAAGCAAAACAATACAAGGCGATAGGTCCACACTTTTTGGGGTCTGACGAAGCCCGTGTTAGTAAATAATCAGCGCTGGCTATCCCGTAAAAATAATCAGTGTACCAAATATTACTACTTCCACCATTATTTGTAGGAAGTACATCAAAAAAAGAGCCTCCTTCTTCTGCTAGTATATTCTTTATATACCCAGCCGTATTATTAACATTTTTAGTAATCGTTCTTGTTGACCCATCTAAATTAGTTATAGTATAAGTATTATTATAAATATTCCTATTAAATGTAATACCGTCCATTATTTCATATCCACCGTCATATACATTTTCAAGACACAGACCAACTGCCCCATAATCGGAATTAGGATTTGAATCTGAATCTTTGACTCCTGATGATATAGACCATCCGGTATTATTTAATAATGTTTCCCTACTGCCAAGCACATTACGTAAATCTCTTCTTCCGTATTTGGCATAAAGGAATAAGGCTATTGTACAATGCTGGTTGTAGTCTATAATCTGATATCCTGTTCCACGGGCAGAAGCGCGGCTTTTATATGTGTCTTTATTCGCTGCATAGTTTACGTTTGTAGACGGATAGCTAACCATTTTACCGCTATAGTAAACTGCCTTATATGCTCCAACCAAACAAGACGGGACATGTATATACTCATCATCCACTTTATATTTGGATATGTAAATTCTAATAGAATCTTTGATAAAAACGTCTTTTACTATCTTGTAGTAATATTCAGGGAAATATACCATAGTATCCACTCCGTAAGTATTATAAACACCCGAAGCCAAAGTCCCATCATGGAAATAGCGACCATCTATATCGTGTAAATAGCATATAGTAACTTCTCCCTCATGGGTCTTTTTAACCAGACATCTTCTAAATTCAGATACAAGTTCAGCTATTACCCCTTTGTTTACATCTCCGTATATCGCAGCCGGATCAGACGCGCCAAAATAAATATCAATATAGGAGCGATCCATATACTGATATGTAAATTCAATATCCCTATCCACATAAGAAGCTGCAAAAACGAATTCTGATTCTGGTGTAATATATCCACTTACATCGGATACACTTATATCGTATGGCTTGTTTGCATATACGCGAAATACAATTGGGTCTCCACCATACCATGTGCTGTATGTCTCTTCCGAGGTGGTAACATCCGTTATCGTTACCCTAGTTCCATCAAGAAAATTAACATTCTCTTCGCGATCGGTTTTTAAGACTACCTTTATATATGCATATATGGATGATGAATCAGAATCCTTAATTTGTCGCCATTCCGCTTTCCCGCTTACATTACCTTGAAATTGATAGAATACATATCTTGCAGAAGAGTTGTCATAAACGCGGCACATTTGCCCTATGCTAAAAAAAACAACTGCATTGTCTTCGTCTACATAAGATAAAGTCTCTTCGGTTGGAGGTTCAATACGGTCTGGGACATAAAAACTTCCTCCTGTAGATTCTTGTCCCACACCGTACGATGTCCCGTTAATATTTATATTCGTAATATTAGCCATAAATCCCGTTATTGTTTTGCTGGAACTTCTGTAGTGGTTATAGTGAGCGTTCCGTCCGCAACGGCAAACGTTGTTTTGTTGGCATTGGATGCGACCTGCTCTATCCTCTCAGTATTTGCGGCAAGCTGCGCCTTGTCTGCATCCGTATAATCATTAGAAGAGAGTCCTTTCCCTGCTTCTTTCTGTACATAATTGCTAAGATCAACAGTAGCCTGCACGGAACCTACAAGTTCCCATTCACCGTTCGTATATATGTATTCATTGTACATATCACCCATTTGCCCCGTGCTTGCTCCTTTTGGGACGACAAATACTTTATTAGCATCGGCTGCGTCTGGTGCTTCCGGGAGTGTCTGAACAACTTTGAACACGGAAGTATCCACTACGATATCCACCGTCTTGTCTTCTACTGTTAAGACTTTGCCATTCAATTTGATAGCTTCAATCACGTTTGCCTGCGCTCCGGCTGGAATACTAGCCAGTTTGTTTAATTCAGAATCACTCAAACCAAGGTCGTGAAGCGAACCTGCTACATTTACTTTTCTTAAAGTTGCCATTTTATATTGTTTTTAAAGTTATGGTATATAAAGAACATGATCTTTAACTTGAATGCCTAAGTCGGAAAAGGTCATGTTCCCTTCCAACTTTACTCCGTTAATTGTGGGCTTGTTTTCCAGATTATTGTAATCAGAAGTCCCTTCTCCACCGCCACCCCCTGTCCCGGAGCCTCCTGCATCAAGATACACATCCAATCCCAGAGAAACGGATTCGGTTTTTATATTAGGATCATCTTCACCTGATATCTGGCAACTGCAACCTACAAGCTCAAAGATATCGCACTTGTCAACGGTATTGGTTGCATCCGCACTATTCACCTGTATCGTCAGGCTGTACACGCCTACATGCTTCTGTGCGGATGCAGGGAAAGTGAAAGATATGACATTGCCATTGATGGTAAAATCTCTGACCGGAATATTGATATAGGCAACCTTCATGGAAAGATGCACATCCTTGCCTGCAAGATTTTCCGGATATCCGTCCCTTTTCACGGATACCTCTACAAGTATGTCATTGTTTTTTCTTATCTTTCTCATATCTATATAAATCTATATTATGCAGACAATCGCTGTTCTACTTTTCTTTTAAATTCTCTCAACTCCAGATTCTCTTTCTCCAACCTCTTCACCCTTTCTTCCAATGTCTCAAAATGCCGGGCAAGGGAGATTCCCAATACCACGCCCAAGTTTCCGTACATCATCTCAAAGTGTCGTCTATCGGGTCCAAGCGGTGCGAAGTTCTCATTTATTCCTCTCCAGTACTGGGCACTGGAACCAACCATAACACCGGGTGTGCCATCCTTCCAAGTGTATTCGAATGCCGGAGCGTTAGCTATATCTTTTATCGTTAGGAATACGTCACGCCCTTTATTCTTCAAGCGCATATCGGAAGTGGTGTTCTGTCCCTTTGCAGACACATACCCGTCACTCCATATTCCTACTTTGGCATTAAAAGTACCGGGAGTATAAGTATTCCCTTGGTTATCTATGCGCAAGGAATTAGTCGTCCCTGCTCCCAGATACATATATGTATTACTATACGCTTGCAGATACCAATTAATTCCGCCATGAACCAATTTCAAGTACGGATTAGTAGAAGAATTATTTAACGTATATGTAGGAGAAATAATGTTCCCAGTAGAGTAAATATCTCCCACAACGTGCAATTTATAAGAAGGGGCAATCGTCCCTATCCCCACATTGCCACTAGCTAGGACGTTAAAAAGGTCTTCTTTACCATAGAAGCCAATGGTTGCATAATTGGATGTACTTCCTGCACCTACATATTTAAATGCAATATGAGCATTGTTGTAATTGCTTCTGGCTACGGTCATTGAATATCCGACTTTAAGACCAGTTGCAGAATTTCCGGATGCTACTTCTGTGTAAAAACTTCTATCACCTCTTTTAGCTCCAATTTTACTCCCTTCCCGTGTTCCAAAGGTTGTAGTATTATTCCCCTCAGAAGGGCTTGTAATCCAAGCAGTATAACATTTAAATTTACCAAAACTTGTCCAATAATAGGTATTGCCGGAAGTTGATTTGCCAATATATATATCTACATAATAAGTTCCAGATGAATTGCCTGTTAATCGAATTTGAGTAAGTACAGGTGTACTTTCATTGTTAGTACCGCTTAATTGATTTATTACCGCATATCCTCCATGCGTTAAAGTAATAGCGAAAATATAATATTCGTTATTTGAATATGTATAATTACGACCTACACTAAGAATAAAAGCCGCTCCGCCTGCATCATTGCCCATTACTTCCCCAATTCTATACCATCCAACACTGGAACCGTAACTTGAACCTGAATAGTCCCTTTCCAATATATTCTGAAAATGTATGTTATCCAGCATATCTGCATTAAGGTTTGTCACCTTAGTCGTGGATGCCACAGTAAGAGGTGCTGTCCCTGTGGCTATGGTAGACTTTAAGATGTTGGCTGTGATGTTTCCTGCAACGTGGAGCCTTTCTGTAGGGGATGTAGTGCCCAGTCCTAAATAACCATTGGGTTGCAAGAAACGTCCAGCCTCAGTACCTGCATTCACTTTGAATATAATAGACGCTGATGTACCTGATTCTACATAAAGGGTACTTCTGCTTTTAATTGTTCCAGCATGGACAGTTAAAACATTATTAGTATCAGTCCCTATACTATACGTTGCATTAGCCAAGAATTGGATATGTCCAACACTTGTCAAGTTTCCGCTTATATTAGCCGTACCATCAAAGCTCTGTCCCCATAAAGTACGGCTCGTTTGCAACTTGGTAGCAGAAGCCACGTTGCTTGATGTAAGAGCATAATTAGTACCGTTAGCACTTATTACAGAGGTGGTAACATCGGCAATAGAATTGTAAATCTCACTGTTGTTTACCACAGCTGCAACATTATCATGGGCAGTTGTATAATACTTGATAGCTGTAAAAGATATACCGCTATACGTACCAGTGAAATAAGCGGATGTAGCAGTAGTGTTAGTATATTGCAAAGCGAAATAGGTTTTACCGCCATATTTACAAGTGACTAAATCCCAAGGTGAAGCTACTCCGTAGGTATTGAATATAAAATTACTGTCATAATTACTTGTTACGGTACTCCATCTTGAGTACCAGAGTCTCACGTCGGCTGCTCCGTATCTTGATGAACCGCTTTCACTAGTGAATAGTTCACCTGTTAATCTATGTGTGCCTGTAGTTTCTTCCCATAACAGCACTACCCATCGTTCATAATCATTTTTATAGAACAACTTCCTCGTATATGGCATCATGTATCTATTACCTGCCTTCCCATAAACAGGATAACCATTATCATGTGCACCTATAGACTCCAAAGAAGTGTAGTTAAATATATACGCACCAGCTTCGTCCGTCCATCCCATACAAGCTTTATCAGTAGAGCCGGATACTACTTTGAATCCGGGGTTTAAAGCAGTAGTACTATATACACCAGAAGCCGTTATATCAGTTACCCCCGACAAAGCACCGGATACGTCCGCTGTCCCATTGAAGGGTTGTCCCCAAATAGTCCTAGATGTAGCAAGTTTAGTAGCAGAGGCAACATTACTTGTAGTCAATGCTATATCTTTCGGAGTTACGGTTACTTGTCTGGTTATACCGGATGTTGGTTTGGATGCGTTGGTAATAGATGTAACCCGATTGCATATTCCGTAGTTATAGTGGACATATACGAAGAAGGTCTGGAAAGCACCGGTTTGTTTAAACCATATATATACAACACCGTCATAGTTAAACACTGAAATGTCACCAAAGTCTAATCCGTAATTGGTGGCTGAACTGTTTATGATCGAATTGCCATCCGGATAATTATAGAATTGAAGCGTAGTATCTATTTCTCTCAAAGAGGCATATCCATTTCCTATAATGTGGACAAAACACATGGCAGGAGAAGAGGCGGAGATATTGGTTTTCACCAAACAACCGGTAGTAAAGTTATATGCTGATACATAATCGTAAGAGGCGGGAGTAAAGCCTCCCAATTTACTTGAATCGGCAGCAGTCCCCGTTTTTGACAGAGCATCCGTAATGCCATAACCTCCAAGCGTGCTTGGCTTGTTGGTTATTATTCCCCACGGGACTTCCGTTATAGAAGAGTTTTCAAGGGAAGTGATGCGAGAAGCCAGACGGTTTACTGTATAAGCGTTGAACGTATCATTCAGGTTACTGTCGGAAAAAGTTTTTCCAAGGTCTGCATAGCCATACACGGACTCAATCAGACCTCCTCCACCGCCACCCCCGGCATTTGGATTAAGACCCATTGCAGAGATAAAGCTCTTTGAGTAGAAGCCTATCTCATTCCCGCTATATGCCGCCGGGTATATCGCCTTGCCACTAACATCACGCACAAACCATTTCGCCATCTCCGTGGCAAAATAACTTGCAAAATCGGTCTTTGTCAGTTTGCTGTCAAGTGCATCCTGCAAACCTGTTATCTTTGAAATGGAAAGAGATGGTATGTCGGAAGCTGCCAGACTGGCACCAGAGGTAACACGCCCATAGGTATCTACTGTTACTTTAGTATATGTTCCGGCAGTTATAACAGACTTCAAGTTTAACACATCCGAAGAGATATCCAAGGTAGTTCCTACCTTTATTCCTCCCAGTGTTGTAGTAGTAGCCACTTTAAGGGAAATAGTGCGGTCAGACGTTAAATTACCACCACCCGTCAATCCTGTCCCGGCTGAGATTGTAATGGCTTTGAGTGCCGCGATAGCCGTGGCGTTTGCCTTGCCCTTGTCTCCGGCATAAGCCGTTGTAGAAGTCTCACCCAAGGCAAGTGACGGGGAAATCTCCACGTATGTTGTACCACTCCAACGATAAGTAAGGTTTGTATTCAGCGCAACATAAATCTTTCCGCTTTCGCCTGTTGTGGGGAAAGAAGCAACATTGGCAGCTTCAATAACATCGTCCACATAGGAAGGCAGGTAAGAAGAAGGAATAAGACCACCGGAGAGTTTCGGGAAATTACCGTCCACATAAGACTTTAAGGCAAACCCGCTATCGTTGCTGAGTTCGCTCACTTTGGTAGGCACGGATATATTGATAGTCTTATCGGCACTGTTGGGCGTATATGTCCCAAGTGCTGTTCCGTTCCTTTGAATAGTCAGCCCGTATATGGATTGATGCGATGTCAGAAAAGTGGTTTTAGCAAACGTCACGGTATTACCGCTTTGGGTAAATCCAGCCAATCCGTTACCTGTACCGGAAGTTGTTAAGATAAGCCCGGAAGGTTGGCTTTCCAAAGTACTCAGGCGGGTATTCAAGTCCCATCCCAGTCCGGCAGAAAGTATGTATTCGGATTTGCTGGCATCGTAGTCAGACCATGAGTCCAAACGGTCGAAATCACCCCCGCTACCACCGCCACTTCCGGGGTTTGCTCCCTTGGCTGAAATATATGAATCGGAATATATGCCAACCGCCTCAGAGTTGTAATCAGCAGGATGCAAGCCCTTGTTTGCCGTATCACGCACAAACCATCTCTGCATGGCTTTGTCAAATTCTGTATTAAAGTCAGACTTATTGACTTTCTCATTCAATGCGTCCTGTAAACCTGTAATTTTCGAAATGCTGAGGGCGGGGATATCACCGGCTGACAAAGAGGAGCCGCTTGTCACACGGCCATAAATATCCGTAGTCACTTTCGCATAAGTCCCGGCAGTCATTACCTCTGGAAGATTAAGGACACCGGTTGCGGAAGCTGTCAGCGTAGAACCGATCATGACACCACCAAGAATAGCGGCTTTGGCAATAGGAAGAATATACTTGTTGGCACCCTCCTCGATACTGTTCAGCTTATCCAAGAGAGTGTCCGTGAAGTCATTGGTTGACAGCCCTTTCCCATCTACCTTGTCCACCTTATTTCCAAGAAGGGTGGCAAGGTCGGTAGTAGTGGTATAATTACCTAATTGTTCGCTAACCCATGTCCGCGTAGTATATTCGTTGTCCGTAAGATATTTGCTCAGGGCGGTTTCATCAAGACCTACCGCGTCGGCAGCATACCATTTGCCGTCAGTCCCGTAAGTCAGAACCTTTCCCGGAGCAGCACCCAGAACGTTCGTCTCAGAATCATTCTTCGCTACGTCATTAAGTTGGTACAGAGCAGTTGCTCCACCTTCACCGCTACCGCCACCTGAACCGGGATTTAAACCTTTTGCGGATAAGAAGCTGTTTGTCCATAAACCGACTAAAGATTCTAAGCTGGTTATCTTTTCTGGATTTTCCGGATCATCTTTGTGGATTACAAATATACTATCCCAAACCGACTTGTCGAGCTTCTTATCAAGTAGATCCTTAATATCATCACTGCCGTGTCCGCCTATTCTTACAATTTTATTTTTATCCGTTCTTATAAATAAAGATGGATCGTCGTCAGAATTACAGACATAAATTTCTCCATTATTTAATCCATCAGTTCCATCAGCATTTGTTGACACTTCTGGAGCCTTTGCTGAGCCATCGGGATTCAGGTCATTACCATACCATAATATCTTATTTATCCTTTTCTTTATCATACCCCTACTGTTGTCACGTTAACAAATGAAGATTTTGACTCATCATATTGCAGCATCTCCCCATCCTTAGGATTATCAATAGTAAAACCAACCACAGAAGATGAAGAAGCAGATTCAGGTGTACCGCCTATTCCTGCAATATCGTTTTCTTGAGGTTCTAGTGAAACACTTATATGAAATAATTGGCTATCTTCCATCACTTGTGATTTTTCAGGGACGGAATTTTCAGATCGAACGTATCTGACCCCGTTAATCTCAACCATAGAAAGGCATAATATGCGATTTAAATGCCTCTCAAACCAATATGGCACTCCTCTTGAGTCTCCCATTGTCAATACATAGCTGTCATAAGGGATAGAGTATAGCTCTTCTATCTCCTGCATTTGATTTCGATATTGCTCATTGTCGACATGAGCATTGTATCCATCAGGATTGAAGCCCGCTTCTACCCTGAACTCAAAAATTTGTTGCTGGTCTCCAATCCAAAAGATATTCTTAAATCCAGAGTTGTTGTCTTTATGGGAATAACGTATCAAAGTCGTAACTTCAAGAAGATTATCGGAAGAACATACCATAAACGGCTCTGATGTCATCCCATTTACCGTAACAGTATATACAGAGTCATCAAGCCCGGTAATGACAGCATAACTCATCATTTCCGAGTCATTTTGTCTATATTCAGACAATGGCAGATCAGAATAAGTATTTTTAGGAAGGTCGTGGAGAGTTGCGTATACAGATTCAGAATTGCTATGGAATATCTGAATATGGATCTTATCAGAAGAATAAAACTTCTGAGTGTAATCAATATCAAGTGCGAACTTGTTCTTTATGGTGTTAAAAAACAAAGGGCATACGTTTCCAATCCTTATCATGTCTTTTCGTTCTTCAATGGGTAACAAGCGACATCACTTGTGATATGCAAATATATATATTATTTAGAATAATTCCAAATAACAATATAATTATTGAGCCTCTTTTACTATTAATGTATATTTTACCGCCTCTGATCTTCCGAGATTATAGCTTACGTTGCTTAAATATCCTTTATACGCCTTTCCCCCATTCGTAACAACTACATATCCTGACAAGTCAGAAAGTATTTCAATATCTCCCGTTTCAAACGACAACTCTCCAACAGTAAAACTCCTTCCAGATATCAAAATGTCCGCTTTTTCGCTTACACCATCTATCACTATATCGCTATTCCCTTCTGACGAGGCAAATTCCAACCTGTCTGTAAATGCTCCGATAAATTTTTCATTTGCCTTAATCATATAACGTTGCGAATACATGGCATTGAACATTGTGTCTGGAGATATAACCCCCGAAACAGGTATCCTTATCAATTTATACTTATCCTCTGAAAGCTCTGCACAGACAAAGAATATATCATTGTCACTCTTGCTGTCGGTCGTATCTTCCCCACGCTTAGATGTTAAAAACTCTATTCCATAGGCATCTGCACGATAAGGACTTATAAGATCCAAAACATTGTCTGTAAGGGTTATCCCTGTCGAATATTCATTCGTGAAATGAAACTCATCTCTACCATTAACACTATCATAATCTTGTTTCTCATACCCCACCTTAATACCAGAATAAATAAGAGAAGAGTTGATTGAATATTCAAATTCTCTCGAATTGTCAGCAAAGTCTTTGATTTGGACATTCTGGAACAAACTATCCCGGTGTACAAATATTACTTTATTTTCACTAATTACAGGAACAAACCCAAATTCCGCCTCCATCCATTTGACAAACTTTGTATAGCTGGTATATATTTTCGCATCTTTTATCCCTCTGATACTTTCGGCTGCAACAATAAGAGTATTATCCAATCTACTATCAACTCCAGAAGATATTTCACAAGTTACTCCTTCTCTCCCACCATTGATGGATGTCAGAAGACGATTAATAAGAGAAATAGGTTTGATTACGTCAATATCAACAGTTATATCTCTTGCCATAAAATCAATAGTCAACCTTTCATCCGAAGCATAAGGCATCATCTGATATATAGTATAGGGCGTATCCGTAACATAAATTAAAAAAGACAAGTATCCTCCATTACCATTAATAAGTATATCATGTAAATCCCATTCTATAACATTAAGCCCTTCCTGTAATCTAATACTGCCACCTGGTATGTCTGTTCCGGAAGGGAACTTTCTCAATCTTAAACTGGCTGATCCATTCCCAGAACTATTTGCAAAAAGATAAAACTTAGCCTTTATGTTTATTTTTATTCCTTGAGAAGATATGTTTTTGAATATATATGGGCAATTTCGACCTCCCCCACTTCCACTTTTGCCATCTCCTTGATCGGCATCTGCTACTTCAATTATGTTTTTAACAGCAATCTCAGGATTACCAACAATATATAATGGAAATGCATAATATGTACCTAATGGATAAAAATCATCATTTGGAACAAACGTATTAGTAATATATGTACCACCATCATTTTCTTCTGTATCACCAGCAATAAGCCAACTTGCGGTATTACTCATCTGTAAACGATCATAAGATAACTTCATTTCCTCTTTCAACTCATTTACATTATACTCGTATTGAGTCCCCTTCTTAGCTTTGATAAGGGAAGCAAGACTATTGTCTACCGCATTAATCTCGCAAGTGGTACCGTTATATGAAAATGTGGAAAAGTCAAGCGCACACCGGAACTTTTCGTTCCACAGCCATGAGTTGTTACGAATATAAAATACTATCGAAGCGTTTGATTTCAAATAATTATCGGTATACTGCTTCAACAGAAGTGAATAAGCTCCATTTGCAAACTGAAACTTGGTGGAGAAACTTCTGACTACCCCATCATAATCATTACGTTTGAACGACATCTCTACATCATCCCAATTTACCAGATTATCAGTAACATCGTAGGAATACCCTCCTATGACCAATTCACACTTGTAATACATAGCTATTTCTTTTTGGTTGAACGTATCATAGCATCTATCTCTTCACACATATTTTTCACCAAATAGGCATATTCTTTTGCAGAAAATTTATTCTCGTCAATGTGCATCTTTATATGAGACATAACGGCAACCCTTTCCCGAATAAAATATTCTCGGTCCATATTATTAGTTCTTCCGGAATTGTCAGAATGCTCCTGCAGTTTGGCAAGACGATATTTATCCGATGCTGAAACACTCTCAATCCGGGAACGTATTTTATCGTGCTCGTTGTCCTTAAAACTATAGCCTAAAGCATCCATTATATTCCTGACATCCTTCCACTCTCCCAATTCCATGAACAGAGAACATCTCTCAAAACAGCACATGCGCATGTGTATCTTCATTATCTCATTTCTCCTGTTTATATGTGAGATGACAGACTTTCCGCCTATTATGGATAAATACTCATTACACAGCTTTTCAGAGGCTTCTTCTTTCTCTTTCTGACTGTATTGTCCTCTTACTACAACCTTATCTATGTCACCCAAGAAAATGTCTATAAACCGGGACAAAGAAATTTTATCAAGTTCTGTATATATCATAATCACATAGGTAAAACGTTAGGATATTTCCGGTAATACAATTTAGTCAATGCAGATTTAAGGCTGTTATAGTCTTTAATAAAGCCTAAATCTATCCATTGGGCTATCTGTAATTCCAACTCATACAATTCGCGTATTTTGGATTCATCACCAATCTTATTACGCATTTCTGATTCATGTTTGCCATAGACTATGATATTAAGAGATTTAGCCAAATCCCTAACTTTTTGTTTAAATAGGTCATCAGGTAAAATAGAACTGACGGCTTTACACATGGATGGGTATGCATCACCGGCAAGATTGCGGAACTTTATCATTTCATCATATACAAATTTGAGAACATCATATTTAAATGAGGGATTTATCCACATTGCAAAATCAATAAAAAGCAGTGGATGCATCCATGTACCCGCATTATCACCCTTATTTGCCCTTGATTTATGATAGGGGTAATTACCCGTATCATAATTTTCCCTTTCCATTATAGTGTAAATGAACTCTTTAGTAGAAGACAAATCGAAGTAGTCATTAACTTCTTTCTTCATACCTTTTAATTGATTCCACTGTTTTAATAAATCTGTTGCATTGAAAAATGCATCTTTCGTTCTCTGAATTACCTTAAATTCACCCATTGGGCGAATCATAATCTGATTAGTTTTCATAATAATGTCTTCACGTCCGAAAAACGTTCCGTGCTCCTTCACACGGTAATTAAAAGGCGAAAGCTGCCAAGGTGGTTGCGAGACCTTGACAGCTTTCTATATATTAATCCTCTGATTATATATTCGGTTTCAAGCCGCAACACTTGTACGCACAAATATACAAATTACTCTATAAAAAAACAATTATTTCGTACCTTTTTACACTCTTTTTGAAATCCAATTAAATTCAGCATTCCTATTAGCTTTCTTCATAAGTTTATTGAGATCCTGCAACTGCTTGGTATTTCCCTCCATCTTTTTCTCCAATCGGCTATAATCGTTGTCAACATTGACTATAATACCCTTGTCCGCCATGTTCTTCTTTTGCTGCTCAAGCAACAGGAAATCAGAACCAAGTCCTTTCCTGTCGTATATAAACGAAAGATCAGGCATTACTTGGGCATGTTTTGGCAAATCGACGAGAGTAGGCTTATCGGGGGTAACAAACAGTCCTTTTTCAGTTATAACTCCTTCTTTCTTTCCGCCATCACCGACTATGGCAAGACCACCGGGATGATCCTTGGTGCCTTTGGCGTACTTGGGAATTTGCTGAGATGCAATAATGGCAATTTGTGCAGCCCCCATTGCTCCAATAATAGCTGAAAATATAGCACCAGCAATAGGACCAGTCATTGCATATGCTTTCATTATTGCCTGTGCGGTGGCAATGGTTGTTTGAATAATAGAATTAGCTTTCTCCCACTTGGCTTGTTTTTGCTGAATAGCTTGTTTTTGCTTTTCCAATTCTGCATTCTTGCGTTGAGTTTTATCCTCAGCAGCACGTTTTCTGGCTTCTGCTTCTTCAGTGGAAATAGCCCCATTTTCATTCAACGCTTCTATACGTTCTATTTCCCTGTCATAAGCTTCATCGTTTGCGTCCTGTTCCTCCTCTATCCTTTCTATTTTTGCATCATATACGTCAGACATAAGAGACGTTATACCATCCATTATTTGCCTTATATTCTTTAGAAGAGATTTAAAACTAAGTTTTCCATCTTCTGCAAGGTCATTTATAACAGTGGATAGTCCTTCAAATATACCAGCCGCATCTCCCAACGCATCTCTTGCAGCACTGTTCATATCAGACAATGCCTCTTTAAATTTTTCCTTTGCTTTATCACTCTTATGTATAGCTTCATCAAAATTGACATTGTCTATTTGAGCCTGAATATTAGCTAACCGGTCTTCCAAATCCGCGTATTTATCACTTTCAGGGTCGAGGAGTGCCATTTCAGCCTGGACTTCCTTTACCATTGTTTGCAGGCGGGCTTTTGCATACTTGACACCTACTTCATAGAGCTTTTCCTCATAATCCTCGCGACTTATTTTACCTTTTGCATACTGGCTTTTAAGAATATTATATTCCTCTATTGAAGCTGTTTCTTGTCTATCAATCGTTCTGTCAGTAGCATCTTCTATTAAGCCAAAGCGGATTTGAAGATTTTGCATGATAATACCATTCTGACGCTCCCCATATTTATCAATGATTGCAGAAACATCTTCCCCACTCTTTTCAGCATTCTTGATCTCTGCATCGCGCATCATGTCATTAAGCTTCAGTTGTATGTTCAGACGATCATTCAGTTCTCTTTCCGAATTTTCCCCAAGAGAATCCAAGCGGTTCTCAAGATTATTTTTTTCTATTTCAAGAAGTTCCTTATCATATTTATCATTTATTTCTGCAACGGCTTCCCCTTTCAGTGTTTCAAGATTTGTCCGAAGCTCTATCTCCTTTGCGGAATTTCCCTTTATTGCCTTGATACGGTCATTGTAATCCTTCTCTATTTCGGCTATCTCCCTCTTTCTCCCATCAGCTATAATATCTATACGGGACTTTTCCAAGTCTTCCGTGATTTTCTTGATGTATTCGGCGTATTTCTTAAATTTATCTTCATCGTCTCCTTCTATATAATCTGAAATTTTTATACCTTTTGATATAGCTATTTGGGCAGAATATACATCTCGCAATTCTTTAGTTAGTCCTTCATATTCTTTTTTTAAATGAGCTACTCTATCAGCAGATTTTATAATTTCTCCAGAAAAAGGGTCTACATAGTCTGTTTCAGTTTCAGCTTTTCGTATTTCCATTAGTTTGCCCGCCGCTTTCATTGATAAATCCCATGCTTTTGTAGAAAGACTATCTATTTCTGCCATCTTAGATTTTGCGATTGATGCTTCTATTATAGATTTAGAAAGCTTTATATACATATCATTTGCTTTCCCTGCCATAATATTCTCATCTGACATATTTCTAAGGTATTCGGGATAAATCTTCCTCATTTCATTAATAGATATTTGCCTTTCTTTTCTTGACCTATTTTCATCTATTGCAGCTTTATATAAAAATTTCAGATGATTAACTTCACTCTGTGCGTTTTTTATTCCTTCTTTTGATGCCTTGTTTAATGCATTAATTTCAATACTGGTTTTGTTTAAAGCGTCTTTTGCTTTAAACAATCCAGAAACCCAACTGGCAATCTCGCTTCCATACGCAGATAGAAGTGTTATTCCGATTACTAATGCAGATTGCCATGAAAACAAGCTCCCTAACAATTGTTTCCATACAGGTATAGCAGTTTGTCCTTCAGCTTTCATCCGTTTAAATTCCTCATTGGCACGTTTTAGTTCGTCAGCAAACATTGGCAAGTTATTGGAGATAGCAAGAAAGAACTGGTTGAAACTCATTGTCAGTGAAGGAAGCTCGCGAAGAAGTTGCTGAGTCTGCACATTGAGCCCATTCCAAGCAGACGCATAATTTCCTACATTGCGCTGGTAATTTCCAAATTTGGCATCTATCTCCTTTAACTTATTATTCAAGGCATTGGCTTGTATTATAAGGCTCTCTCCCATCGGGCTGTTTCTTTGCTCATTAGTCAGAGCCTTATATCTCTTCTGTAATTCCAGCATTGCAGCGTTCATTTCATAGTAACTGCCGGATGCACTTATAATGGCAGTAGAATGGTTCTTGATTAAAGCCGTATTTTGTTGGTTTTGCGCCATAAGTTCAATATGACGCTGTTTCAATAAAGATGCTTGCTGAGTATATTCGGTCAGGCTTATTTTTCCTGCATTATATTCTTTAGATAACGCCTTGATTCCAGAATTGATTTTGTTTATTTCTTCTTTATTAGAAATGGTATCAGCAGTAAGCTTGGTAACAGCACTATCATAGCTTTGTATCGTATCAATAATAGTAGCATAATTGACGTTGGCAGACTGTAATTGTACTGAAGCTTGATTTATTGTATTACTTGCATTCTGGGTACTTTTTGCCGCATTATCCTGCGACGCTGCGACATTGTTGGAGGTGGAAGAAAGAGACTGCAGCATATCGCTTGCATTCTTCACATTCTTGGCAAACTGCTCAAATAGAACATTTAATTTGGATAAAGAAGACATGGAATTAAGTTGCTGGGATACTTGACGAAGTATCGCTAATTGCCTTGTCTGAATGAGATTCATCTTTTCCTGAGTGGAATTCAGTTTTTCTACGGAGGACTTAAAATTTTTCGCCTTGTCAGATAATTCCTCAAAAGTCTTTGGATTAGATTTGGATGCTCTTGCAATATTAACTACAAGACTTGAATAAAGAGTCGTGGTTTCCTTTAACTCTGTTTTTAATTTTCCAAGCTGGGTGAATGCTTCATCACCTACTACATCAGTAATTTTAAATTCATTTGCCATAACGTCCTAAATTTGAGTTACGTGCAACTTCACACGCTTCTACAAAGATAGTAATTATTTAGAATTTGTCTAAATTAGAAACAAAATAAACGCATTTCTCTTTATTTTCAAACCAGATTCATACCTTTGTTGTTATTAACAACGTTGATTTGCGACATGGGCAACTGGAGTGAAAAACAAGAGGCGAAGAAAGAAGTCAAGGAGAAAGAAAAAATAAGTCGAGAAACACTTGGAAAGTTCTTTTATGATTTGGCTAAAACATCATTTACTGCAATGGTGGCTGGTGGGGCTGTATCGTTTTTCACAAGTTCAAATAATGAGTTGTATTGGCTTTTACTTTTAATTGGAACATTTTCAACAATCGTATTTGCTTATATTGGTTATAAAGTAATAAGGAGGTAATTATATGGAAGGTCTATTAATCATTTTAGGAGGTTCTGGGGCTTTAGCCTTTTTATTCGCTCTTTGGTTAAATACCAGAAAAGGGAAAAAATGGCTTGCAAGCTTGTAATAAATGAAATAGTTATGACACAATTAGCTTTAACTTTTACTGTTATAGCCATTTTAGCAGCGATATTTGCTTTTTGGCTGAATACGCGAAAAGGGAAAAAATGGCTCGCTAATCTGTAAGATAGATATTATGGTGGCATTATATGGAAGGATTAATAATAATTTTGGGCGCAAAAAAGGCGGTGAAATATAAGTTCAACCGCCTTGAATATGCCTCCGAAGAGGACTTGCGTAAACAAATGCCAAATTTAAAGTTGTACCGCCAACATTTCTCTCCCTGCCCTCATTGTGGTAAAAATATCAATATTAAAGTGGACTAATCATTTAGACAGCGTATAAATTACGAAGATTTTTCTTAAATGTATTGAAAGTAAAAGTTAAAATGCTTTCCTTTGTTTATTGTAAAATATATGTAGTTATGAAAAACATTAAATTTATATTAGCAATCGTGTCTTGCACATTGTTTTCCTCTTGTGGTATTTATTATCTCCCTTCTCCAAAAGAAATAATGTATTCAATTGATTATTCTGAATTTCAGAAGGAGGGTATTTTTATCTCTGAATCCAATTCTGTGTCATTTCCATATAAAGCAGATCAATCTATAATAATACAAGAATATGGAGGTTATGAGGGAAGTAAATATGTTAATCCTACTTATGAAAAAGCAATATCTTCATTAATAAAGCATTTAAAGAAAAATAATTCAAATGGAATTATAAATTTTAGGCATTCTACTTCTACGGAGCTTTCGGCTGATAAAAAAACATATGTAGGAGTTATCACTTTGAAAGGTATGGCTATTAGTATGGATGGAAAGGAAGTTGCATCTGCAATATCTCAACCATACAAAAAGGATGATAATAGGGAATCATTAGGAAATATTTCTGGAATTGATATTTATAGAGTGTATATAGATGGAGATATTGTGATATATTCATCAAAAAAGCTTGATGAGAGCACCGTAAAGAAGGTGGCTGATAATTATCTTGAAAAAGGGAAAAAGATGATGTTTTGCCAAGAATCTAAAGATGGAGATATAATATACGCTGATGCATATGAACAAATGGGAATAGTTCAAGTTTTCTATAATAAATAAGTAGTATTTTAATACGAAGAGGGCTTTCGTAGCCCTCTCTTTTTTAGGGGACTTTAGGGGGGATTAGTATCATATATACCACACATATTCAACAAACACCCCTTTATACTCAACCCCTTCCGGTACAAATCCGAATACACCGCCATTCTCATAGAGGATATATACGCATCTTTCCATAATGGCGGCTTTCTTGGCAAGCAATCTCATCCTCTCAATATTTTCCTGCCTCTTCCGGTTTTCGCATGCACAACTCATTCTACACCAAACTTTCTAAAATAATCCTCAATACCCTTCTTCACATATTTCTCGATAAAGTACCTTCTTGCATAAGATCCCACTCTGTATATTGCCTGCCCGTATTTACGCTCTATATCATCGCTAAAGCTGACCCCTACACTTTCAATTCTAAGCCCCTTATCGAAAGGTACTGCAGTTATGGAGTTATGGAAATCACCCCTGATAATCAAGTTTGGAGTATCCAGCGATCGTCTGGGAATGCCAAGCCATGAAGAAGCGTAAGGGGGTGTTATTCCTTCCTTCCACATCATATAGCCACGGGCGTTCTTATACCATTTGCCAGATTCACGGCTTTTGAAATAAGGGTCGTTCAAGTAAGTTGGACGCAAAGGCTTGTCGTTACCGTTTATACCGGAATACAACTGTTCTGTAATATATATTTGCACCTCTTTCTTCTGTGCAGCCATTATATTACGTATCATGGGCTCAAACCCTTCTACAAGTGCATTAACGTTTTTCTCAGCCTCTATTATATTAGCCATAGCTTACAATTAAGGGGCGAATAAACGCCCCTAATTAAACATTATAAAACAGAATCCGGGTCCCGGTTCTTACTTTTGGAAATTCCGCATATCTTATCATATATACCAGAAAGCTTCTCCATTCGTTCCCTATCTGGAATATTCAGATAGAAAAGAGTTTTGCATTTTTCTATAAACTGATTTTTATTAATAGAACGCACAACATCTTCAAAGAACACAACCCCATCTATTGTCATGACCACGCTTCTATACCAGTAATACCTAATCCCTGTAAAACAGAAGGCTTAGCAAGTTTCGGGTTTCCGGAAACTGTTATTATCCCGTCAGCATAAGATGCGGCAGGAGAATCCGATACACCTAATGCAGTTGTTGCATTCTTTGCCAGCAATTCACCGTAATGCTCTGTAATATCAAGTTTTCCGAAATGCTCAACCAACTTATATTTTCCAGATTCCAGTGATTTCAATTCAACATAAACAAGCCCTTTCAAAGCTTCAACCACATCAAAATTATAAGCTGATACGTCAGCACTCTTGATATACTTCTCATAGTCTTTAAACATCGTGGCAACCGTAAGGTTTGCCTCCGTACCGGAAGAGTCCCAATCCTGACCACCTGAATATACACCGGATAAGGGGATTCCCGCTAAATATTCAGTCCCGTCATTCATGCCGTAGACGATATTATTCTCATCTACGAAATATGCATCAAATGCAACATTCTTTGCAGCCATAATATTAGCTTTAAGACTGGCATCATAATCCTGCAAAGTCCACACGTCATTCTTAGCGGAATAACCTGTTATCTTTGTAGGTCCATAACCGGTTGCAGAAGTTTGAGCTTCTCCACCGGAAGGAGCATATTCTACAATTGTCTTGATCGGGAATATGCGTTCCGGCCTATCTGCATGACAAGCCGCCTCAATTGCGTCCGCAGTCTTATCTTCCGGCAATTTATGACCATGAATAGTCAATATAATAGCCTTTACTTTTCCAGGATCAAGCACACAAACAGAACTACCCGTATTAAACGTGGCAAGTCCCGGACATTCTCTATAATCTATTGCCATAACACTTTGTTTCTTTAAAAGTTAGATTCATATCTTTAATTTCGATAGCGTCGATAAAATCATGAAAAGGTTTACCGTCCTCTCCTATTACCCCAACACGCCCATATCGGTAATTTTCCGAATAAGAATGAGGGATTATCTCATTATAATTGCTTTTAATGGAAGGGTCCTTCCCTATCTCATCAAGGAAAATATGGTAAATAGGGCGAAGAACTTGCTCAAACGAAGTTTTTTCACGGTCTTCATTAGTATAAGTCTTTAAAGTATTTACCATTATTATAAAATCAAGGGATGCTTTTGTTTCCACGTTTGTCCTATCCTCCTCAAATGGAGAATATAGACAAATTATAGGAAACTTTAAAGAGCTTGTTTTGGGAGAATGGCTCCATACAGTAAGTTGATTGCTTATGTACGCCCAATCTCCGAACAAATATGATACATTCTTACCGTATTTGCCAGAAACACGTTTAACCACATCCTCAAAAACTTTATTTAATGACTTCATATTCCCATACTATTTATCTTGCGTAACATGCAAGGGTTGAAGCACACACCCTTATATTCGTCATCCATAAGCAATTTATATACCCTTTTATTCATATTCACCATATCATTCCAGACCCTTATCTGTAAGACGTTAGGAGAAACGGTATCATCATCCGAAGATGTAACAACTCCTACCCCTGTAACGCTATAATTAGCCTCTGATATATATTTGAAAAACACATAGCATGCTATAGGGCTATATTTCTCTGACAATAAGGCGTACAACTTTTCCCATTTATCAACACGATTTTCGCGAGATTCAATGTAGGATAAAAATTCACTACACATATCATCACCAAGAATTTTCTCCAAATATTCGCGTTCATACACTTCTGCATAAGCGTTTATCCTATCAGCTTCAGCTTCATTAGTTACAGGAGATGCACCAGTATACGGGCTTATCCCGACGCCAAGCATCTCGGTGAAATATGTGTAGTCAATTATCATACAGTTTCTTTTCTTTTACGCTTAGTAAAAAGTTCCTCACAGCCTAATGCCTTGGCATCATTTAGTAATTCATTGGTGGCTTCAATTTTCCCTTCAGAATAAAACCTACTTGCAAGAGGCATGCCAACCAAAACCTTATCACCGGACTTATATTTAGTCCCATCTTTTACAAACGTCACTTCGTAACGCTTGGTTAAATTCATCTTATATTCTTTTCCCATAATCATATGATATTTATCTTTTATCCACCTACACCCGGAGCAGATGGAGTTATCCCTTCAATTACCGTGGCAAATGAATCCTTCACGAAGGCAGTCTTATACTGTGACTTGATATAACACATCAATCGTTTTTCAGCCAATACGGTAACAATGTTCTTACGGAAATCATCATTTTCCCAACCGACAGACATTGACAGAGTCCAGAGATCGCGTATATTCAGATAGGAGAAATCACCCATGATAAAATCTCCTTGCTCGATGGCAGTCGTGGTTTCGATACGTAATCCTTGTATCAGTTCGTCGCCATAGCGGAACGGACGAAGATACTGTCCGTTGGCATCCTTCGTCAACTGCATTGCCGCATAATCTAATGGGTTCATCAATACAAGGTTCGGGCGATAAGCCATTTCGCTCGCAGAGACAATCTGTGAGTATGAGGCTACAAGAGCATCAAACATGTTCGCTTTTTCCACATTGAATCCGGTAAGAGAAAATGCTGGCATGTCGGCAGCGACTCCCTTGATTTCCCCATTGCTCCCCGTACCATCCAAAATTCCTTGTTCTTCCTTGATCCCAAGTTTATTTATCATTTCGCTTTGAACTTCATTAACGAAGCTTGGAAAGTCTGTCAATGTTTCCTCGGTAAATTTTGCGACAACGGCAATTTTTGCAGCAGTAGCCGTCTTTTCTGTCAACGTGGCATCCATAAGAGGCTTAAGTCCTCCTTCTTGAACCCATGCTGCATCACCATCCTTGCTCACATATTCAGCGTAAATCAGAGAACGGCTATTTGTACCCGACACGTTTGCATAATTTCTTATAACTGTCTGCGCTCTGGGATTGACAGATAAATTTGGATCAACTTCAACCCCATAGTGAGGAGCCAAAGTGCCGGATGCAATAGTTGCGGCAGTTCCTTTTTTATCCAACACAAGATTGATCTCCAGTTTATTCCCAGGAGCAGCCTTACATGCCTCTTTGAGTTCAAGAGTTGAAACCCCTTTCTTGTCCGTCGTAATATACCCCTTCAATTGCTCGTAGAGTTGGTCATAGACGGATTTAACCTTTATTTCTCCATTCCCGCTAATTTCAGTAGCTGCCTTTACACGTAGAATGGCATTCTCCAACTCATTGACCTTCTCATCAAATGTCTTTTTATCAATACCGGGAAAGTCCTTACCTTTAATTTCATTGATAGAATCCGCAGCATCTTTGATGGATTTTCGCAGTTCATCCAATTTCACTTCATTCGTAAGGACACCTTTTACTTGTTCCTCAAGAGCCGTTCCCATTTTTTCGTCCATAGTCTCAAAGAATTTTTTGCTTTCTTCAGGCAAACCGGACGTATCCAGAAGCTCCATAAATCCTAATTTCATACCGATTTTAATTTTAACATTTTATACAATTCTTTTTTCTCACCGCCTTTTTCATTGTCGGCTCCCGTTCCCAAAGGTGGAGTATTGGTTGCATTCTCCGGCCTAAAAGAAGCAAGTGACATTGCTTTGGCTATTATTTTCTGTAATTTACACTGTTTTGATAAACTCATATTTTTACACAACAAGGAAACTTCTTCGTCCAGTTCCTTATATTCCTTTTCACAATCTTCTATAGATTTAAGTCCCAAATATTCAGTCTCCCCATTACATCCAATAGATACAACTGATATTTCATAAAGCTTTACTTCTCTAACAATCAAAGCTTCTTTTTCATAATCCCATTCGCAATTCTCCCACACATACTCATATCCGATGGAGAATTGATTGAGAGTACCGGACTCAAGTTGCGTTATAGCTCTATCCCCAAGTTCTATCTCATCAATACGCGCTTCAAAATAAAGTCCCTTTTCATCTTCTCTTAATATGGTAGGAAGTCCAATAGGCTCTGACATGTCATGCATCCACAAGAATATAATCTTATCGTTAGCTCCACTTTCTGGTCCTCTTTCACGAATGCTTTTTGAGAAACATCCTCTCAACAATATATCACCAGCCTTGTCTTTGTTACCAAATATAGCTGCATACCCACTAATTATACGGCTCTCTGGATCATACTGTACATCCTTGGAATTGATGGAAAACAACTTATGTTGCATTCCCATCCTGCCTTTGTATTTATTGACGGTTGTTTTCATCATTATTATTGTTTTCGTATTCTCCTTTTGGATTTTCCGGATCAATATCTATATACTTAGCTACCTCTATACGTGCTTCATCATGAGTAATCAGGGATTTGTCAAGCAACCTTTGTAAAGCGGCGGCAACTTTGACAAGAGTATTGGCTTCCGTCTCTTTGTTAGTTTGCAGACATTCAACATTCGTAAAGTCTATCTTTATGAATACACCTTCAGGACATATCGCCCTCGTAAGGCATCCGGCAATCTTTATGCTATCGGGAATTATCACATCTTGATAAGCCTTTCTCCCGGCACTCTCAAGATTATCGTACTTGGCATCCGTAAAGAGATTAGCGTTGATCCCCATCGCATTGGCAATCTTATCCGTACACCGCTTGTCTTCTTCATGAAGCTTCAACTGGTCGGCATTAAAATCAAGAGCAAGCCACCCTAGTTTTTGGCGTGTAACCAATATCGGATATTCCTTGCCCACAAGCCCATAGTCTCTCTTAAACCTATCCTTTATCTCCTTCTCATCTTCCGAAGTAAGAGCAATATTTCCCATTTGGTCTGTATAATCATTATACAAAACCCCTTTGGGACCTCCATTGACTAAAAGCGTATGGCTTGCAGACATGGAAGCTACCCAATTGGATATAGGCTGGGACAAACTATCGGAAACAGATTCAAACTCAATATCTGAAACATTATCATTTATACGAATGCCACTGTCATATATGATAAGATATTCATAATCTTCCAATTTTAACCGTTTCCCACTCCAATCTATATAAACTTCAGATATGACTTCTGAAAGTTCAAACTGGCGAAATACCTTTCCGGTACCGACAATATGGAATAGTTCAGGAGAGACAACCCACATGGCCTTTGGCACACTTTCTATCCCAGTTCTTACAAGGGCTATAGGACAATACCCGAACACCTTAAGGCAGATTTCTATTTGTTTCACAAATGAGGAAAAAGTTTGCAATGGATTAGGAGTATCCAATATATTGCGGATGTCAACATAGGATCTTTTTTCATTGCCATTCTTATCCACTACATATGGGACGCCTCTTGACATCATGGAACCTATTTTGTCTACTACAGTAAAGAAAGGCGTACAAGCGGAAAGTGCCTCTGCCTTTTCCTTGTCATCTGTCATGTCATAATAAGCCTTCCATTTAGTACGGTGACCGAATAAATCCGAAAGGAACCAGTAGTTTCCTTCAGCATCTTGCTCCACGCGGTTGACATTTTCCCGCATCGGAATAGCTTTCTTTCCCTTTGGTTTCCAAAATTGAGTAAATATGCCCATATATAAAGTAAGAGTGACAGCAAATAAATGCGGTCACTCCCATATATTAGTGATTTAGTCCTATTAATACGGTTTCGTACAACTTCATACGATTGTAAGTGACCCTACGGTGCAAATATATTTCTTATTTAGAATAATTCCAAATAAAAACAAAACTATTTTTTCTTTTTTAGAGGTTTTATATTAAGATACCTACTATGAAACTCCGGAACATGTCCGCATCTTGAACAGAAGAACAATCCTCCGCTCCATCTTTTATACGAATGACCCAGTATTCTGCATATTATATTATGTTCCATTTTTAATATTTTTAGATTGTTAGGCAAAAAAATAACGGAGATAACACAAAAGTCAATATTCTATTTTTAATAAATTCTTTCTTTTTGCCCTATCGGCTATACAACATAAGACATACATTGCCTCATACACGTCCTTGCCGTCATAATCCATAAGGTTCCGCATAAATCCTTCCATGTCAGGAGAACGCCTGAACTTGAATCCAGAAACCAAAGCCTTGAAAGATTCAATATACGGGAACTTACTGCTTCTTTCCTGTCTTGCCCATACCTCTCCTATGGATGCACGGTAATCTCTAATATAATGCAGCATTATATTAGAAGCCTCAATGTTTACTTCTGCATTCTTCACCCTAGCAGAAACATCGTCCAATGGCAAAGTATTCCCGATATATGATTCCGCTATATAAACCTTTCCGTCAACAACATACGCTTTCGTATAACAGAACTTTCCGTTTATCAGAGGATGTATCTCCACAATGCTGTTCATCCCTTTTGTATCTATATCATCATAACTTTCATAATCAAATTCTCCACGCTTCTCAACACACCCGGTAAGGCAGTCGGCCCCATCATCATGGGCATTCTTTCCTTTTCTTCTAAAACCGCTTATCTCGGCATAAAAATCAGGATACAGAGTTTCCCAACCCTCCGGCATATAAGTAAGGTTCATTACTTCGGATGCTCGTGTAAATATACGTACTTCCTTGTTTGCCGACTGGTGAAACCATCTTATCTCTGTAGTGTTGTTTCCCATTATCCTAGATTGAGATTCTACATTACGGGCAAATCCACGTCCACCGTTATTACTCTCTATATTGGATATGGTTATGTTATCTTTTGCCAGCATGGCGGCTACTATAGGCTCAGTTTCTTCCATAGAAGCACTTGTATAGGTTATATCCAATATAAAGTTTCCTATTTCAGTATCTATGTAATTTATGGAACAAAGATTATCCTCACCTGTATCCGCTGTATCTGTATAGTTTTTGCGTATAGCCCTATTGGTATATGGGATTTCCTTATAGGTCTTAAATTTGCCGTACATAAGCCCCTCCATAGGCTTAGGATTCTGCATATATTGTGTCTCAAATACAAATGGATTGATTCTACGAAGATTGTACAATTCCTTCAATTCATGTTTAAATTCCCATAGAGGTTTTTCTTTGCCATCCTTGTCATATTCAATAGCTGGCAACGAAATAACAGTCCATTCTCCCGGTTCGGTTTTCATCAAATAGCCGCACAAATCATTCTCATGGAGACGCTGCATGATTATAATGATAGGAGTATTACGGCTATTCACACGGTTGCGGATGGTTGTTTCAAACCGTTGGTTTATCTTTTCTCTTTTCAAATCTGAGAGAGCGTCTTCCGGCTTTATAGGATCGTCAATAACAACGGCACCGGCAAACCTTCCAACCGAAGAAATACTTTCTATCTCATCTTCTATATTGTCAACTTCCCCCGCGCCAAAACCTGTTATTTGCCCTCCTGTAGATACAGCATATACACCTCCTCCTGCTGTAGTAACCCATTTCTTTTTACTGTCAGAACCATCTTTTATTTCAACGTAAGGGAATAAGTTCCGATAATCCTCTGATTTAACAATATCCCTTATCTCTTCGGAATTATCATGAGCGAGGTCATCGGAATAAGAAAGGTGTATGAATTTGGACGCAGGGTTTATAGCAAGCCCTGCGGATATGAAATTCTTAACTGCAAGTTCCGTCTTAGAATATCGAGGAGCAATATTTATGATGAGTTTCTTTATCTTTCCGGCAATTACATCATCAAGAGCATTACATATTATATCATGATGCTTGTTTACGACAAATCTTCTTCCGGTTTTGCTCTTGAAGAAGAATCTTGTATAATTAAGCGTACCGGACAGACAGAATGCTCTAAGATATGTGTTACCATCAATCATAACCCATTAATAAGTAGTTTGGCTTCCTCTACGCTCATAGGCTTGGGAGTATTAACATTTACTTCCGAAGCAGCATCAAATCCAAGCATTTTACAAATGCGCTCAATAGCCTTAATCTTATCATATAGCTCTATCTTTACATATTCAACATCGACAATTTCAGGATCATCACTTGTACCAATATTCTTTTTAAGTGTCTTTGTAGATATACTTTTTATTGCAGATTTTTCTTGCTTAGAAAGTTTATCAAAATCCTTACGTTCAATCCATGTGTTGTGCATATCAGCAATTGTAGAAAATGCAATGCTGGACAATTCTTGCAAAATACGCTCTTTAGTTATATCAGACTTGTTTTTTTGCTCTTCTTGCAACTCTTTAACCCTATCCGTAATCTGACCGTTATTTAACAATTGATAAGACTTAGCATTGATTGTTTCTGGCTTCATCTTTCTACACGAATAGGCACGACGATAAGCCTCGGAAGCATTACCGCTTTCAATATAGTAATTGCAGAAGTTTTCTTGCTTAACAGTTAAGGATTTTCCCATGTCTTTTCGTCATAAATGGTTGCGTACAACATAATACGCATGACAAAGATAGGAAAAATATAAGAAAATAGATAAAAAAGTTATGTGAAAGTTATTCTATTTGATTGATATTGGAAAGATAATCAAGAACTTTCCTGTTTGCTTCATCCACTTTCTTTTCATCAAATCGTATATAAATATCAGTCACTGTTGCATTGGCCCAACTATGCCCCAATGCATGAGCTATTACCTCTTTTGGAATATCAATCTCTGCCGCGATTGTAGCCCAAGTGTGCCGCGTCCAATATGAAGACAAGTCTGGGAAAAGAGGTTTTCGTGTTTTCTTCCCGCCTAGCCCCTTTCTTTCCGTTTCGCCAATTTCTTTTAAAGCAATTCCCATCCGGTGAAGGAAATTCTTGTAATCCTTATATTCATCCATTATATTAAGTACAAAATCCTTTCCCTTATATTTGTCTATAATCACTTGAGCTTCTGGCTCCACTTTAATGCTGTACAATTTTCCGGTCTTTGCTCTCTTATATTCAAACCGCCCATTTATCAATGCCGAAGTCTTTGCTGTCAGCAAATCAACCGCATTAATTCCTATAAAGTAAAACATAAGCATAAATATATCCCTGTATCTTTCTTGATACTCCTCGCATGGATAATCACGCAGTATCCTTAACTGATCAACGGTAAGTGATCTTTTCCTCGTTTCCTCTTTTTTTATAGTAAACCTTCTAAAAGGATACAATGTGGTATATTCCTCGTCTATTGCATAGTTGAACACAGCGCGAATATTTCTAAAATGTATAGCATAAGCGTTCACCTTCATTCCCTGGGCCATCCAAGCTTCAAATCTTTCAAGCCATCCCTTATCCATACTATCAAAAGTACATTTGCTGTCAAATTTCAATAGCTTATTCCTAGTAGTCGTATACACCGATCTTGTTCCAGCATTAGTTTTCCTAGCAACAAATTCATCCAAGTAGTCAATAAAGTATTTGCTTTTAGTTTGCACATTGTCCCCACCACCAAGAATAGCGGAAACCTCCTCACGCATCTTCTTGTCACTAAGTCTTTCTCCATCTTCTTCAAGTTTGATCAAGAACTTCTCAACCTTATTAAGTATGCCATCCAACACTATATTCTTTCGCTTGTAGTCTTTTTCCTTTTTATTAAAACCATCATAATCCCAATTCTCCTTAAGGGACGCATAAGGAGTGGCAAAACGGATTTGAGTTACATTTTTGACTTCAACAACTACTGGATAAGTGCCGTCTTTTCTTGCACGTCTTGTATCCAATTTGATTTTAGCTTTCAT